TCATGGCGCGCCCAGCCCGTTGCGCTCGGTGTAGACCCAGAGCAGCCGCCGCGTGAGCGTAGCGACGTCCCGGGCGTAGAGCCACGCCCCGAAGGTCGGCGTCTCTGCGGTCGGGCGCTCCTTGGAGTCGATCAGGGTAAGACCCTTGCGGACGAGCTGCTGAACCTCGGCGTCCTCGTCCGCCCCCAGGTCCTGGTCGAGCAGGAGGTTCAGGTGTTGGACGACTGCCGGCGTGACCTCGTCGATGTCCTCGCGGGTCGTGGACCCCATCCGCATCGCGAGGATCGAATCCGTGCGTAAGGAAATTCCTTCGGTGTCGACGGGGGGATTCTCGGCCGATTCCTCGGCCGCCCCCAACGCCTTGCCGGTACTTGCCAAAGCCATCCCAGCCTCCTCCGGGCAAGTTCTGGAGCCGTGGCATCAAGCTACGGATGGAGATATCCGGAGCACCACGAAATTGCCCACACTTGCCAGGAGGTAGTGAAACGTGCCGGAACTTGCCGCGCTCAAGCGGAACTTGCCCGGACTTGCCAGTCGGTCACCCGAACGATTCGATGGCAGTGGTGATTATTTCCCGAGCAGCCGAGCCGAACACGGCCATCTCGTAAAGCTCGGCAAAGGTCTGTGCATACATGCGGAGTTCAGGCTCCTGCTCGACCGTAAGGTGGGCTGAGACGAGTTCGACTTTGACTGTGTGGTCGTCGAACATGAAGAAGCCTTCGACGGGCATGAGCGGTCGCTCGATGTGGCGGGGAATGATCCCGATAGCCACTCTGGGGAGGGCCATGGCGCTGAGCAGGTAGCCGAGTTGGCCAACCATCACATCGGGGCCGCCCATCCGGTTGTAGAGGGCGCTCTCCTCCAAGAGGATGGCGAATGTGCGCTGCGTGTATACGATCTTCTGTTTTTCAAGGCGGACCTCAACAGCCGCGTCGACATCGTCGATCGTGTTGCGACGGTCGCGGATGGAGGTCAGCAACGCCTTGATGTAGGAGGCCGTCTGCACCGGTCCAGGGATCAGCCACGGCGAGTAAAAGCGGAACTGCTGAGTCCGATCCCAAAGGGGAAGGGCTGACTGTTGGGCCTGCTTGAGCCCGCCGCTCTCCAACTGTTGCCACTGGACGTACATGCCCTCGATGCGGCGGGCAGTCTGGACGAGAAGGTCCGCTTGGTCCTCAGCACCGCATGCGCTGCACCATTCGCGAAGATCGCGCTCCGAGGGCGCGCGTTTGGCGCTCTCGAAGCGCGATGCTTTCGATTCGTGCCACTCCAGTTTTTCAGAAAGGGCTCGCTTGGTGAGTCCGGCCGCAACCCGGATCTCTGCGAGGCGTTTCCCGAGCGCCTTGCGTGCTTCCTGGGCGCTCGAAGATGCCGATTCCATGGGAGTGACGGTCCTATGCGTGGTGCCTAGCGGGCTTCGAACTCGGCATGCGGGATCGCCCTGCGCCAGATGGCATCGAAGGCCGACTCGCAGAGCTTCGCGATCTCCGGGTCTTCGGTGATCTCGGGCTCTGTGGGTTCGCCTTCGCCGTCGAAGTGGTTCAGGTACAGCAGCCGGGAGTCGAACAGCCAGAAGTCATTGCCCGGCACGAGTAGATCCGAAGCGTTCCGCCGAGGGAGCCACCGCACCTGCTCGCCCGCCGCGATGTTGAGCCCCTCGGTCACCTCGTGCTCGAAGCGGATGTACTCGCTCACAGGCGTCGAGACGATGCGCGCTCGACGCACCTCGACACCTCGCGAGACCGCCTCCGAGACGATCGAGTGCCATGCGGACCAGCGCTCAGCCGGGTCGATCTGCCTGCCGGCCTTCCAGTCGACGAAGGTCGAGTGCGTCTTGCTGTAGGCGTCGCGGGCTTCCAGGTGGACGGCTGTCCGCTGGCAGTCGCGGAACAGCTCTTTAAACGTCGGGGGATTCGACACCCTTCTCCACCTCCGGCTCGGTGTCCTTGGTAGCGGCCTCCCTGTCCTCTGCCAGGAAGAACTGCGCCATATAGCGGGGAATCTCCACCGCCCCCTCGTGCGGGGGGAGGTTCAGCTGCTTGAGCCGCTCCTCGTCCAGGACCTTGAACCCCTGGACGAGGTACCTGTCGGTCTCGTCGTCCACGTAGATCGTAGGCGAGTTGCCGTCAGGGCTGTTGGGGTCCTTACCGAGCATGCGCAGGGCCATGATGTCCTCCTCGGATGCGGGTGATGCTTCCCATGCCAGAGCTTGCCCCCGCCCCCGTTGGAACGCGAGGAACTTGCCCGAACTTGCCAGCACTTCACGGGCGACTGTAGGTGCGCGGAGGAGCGGGGGACGAGAAGTCGATCAGCCGTTCGCGGAGCGCTGGATTGGCCGAATTGGACTGATCGACTTCGCGTCCAGGGCTATGCCGCCTCCGCCAAGCCGTCGTAGCCGTCCACGTAGGGCCTGCCGTTCAGGTGCGCGGCGATCTTTCCGACCCCACGTTCGAGCCGGTATCGGACGGCTCGGTCCGTCACGCCCTGGAGGGTGGCGGCCTCCGCGTCGGGGAGATCGGCGCCGTACCGCAGGACGATGGCCTGGCGCTCGCCGGGGGTGAGCGGTGCAGTTACCCAACCCCGCCGGATGTCGGCGAGGTGGGCGAACAACAGGCTTGCCGTCTTCGGATCGACGCTGCCCTTGGGCATGTCGGCGTCCGGGGCCTGCAAGTTGCGGATGCCGTAGGCCGCCTCGTCATCCCATACCGCCGGAAGCAGATGCTCGACCAGGGCCCGGTCGTATCCGGTCACCGGCCCCCGCTTTCGGCGACGGTGCGTGCGGCCTCGTACGACACGTGTCCGGACCGGCGCTTCGCCTCGGTCAGCCACCGGTCGCGGAGCCTCTGCGAGAGCCAGCGGTGCAGCAGTCCGGCCCCGCCCTCGGCGACGAGCTGGCGCACGTAAGCGGCGCGCTCGGCGGCGATGATGACCGATTCCTGCAAGGCGTCCTCGTACTCCAACGTCAGCCCGTAGTCGCGTGAGAAGCCCCGCGCCACGGCGCGGCAGACGCTGTCCACCTGCGGCTCGGCCAAGACAGTCCAGTCGGCTGTGGCGGCCTGCGGTGGATGCTCGATGTCCTGGAGCGTGATGGTCATCGAACGACCTCCTTCACCGGGACCTCGCCGTCCTTCGTGATCATGACCATCAGGCCGGGGGCTCCCCGGGTGCCGGTGCGGTGCCGCCACCACGTCGACTCGGACTCCATGGCCGGAACCTGGATGAACGTCCTCGGGCCGTCGGTGTCCACGAACTCGTGGTGCAGGTGGCCGGCCAGCAGCACGTCCGCCTGGTGCATGGCGCTGGCCTTGTTGAAGCTCTGGCCCTTCCACCACTCGAAGTGCTTGCCCGACCTCCACTGGTGGCCGTGGGCATGGGCGATCACGCTTCCCGAGCACTCGACCACGACGGTCAGCTCGTCGGTATCAGGCACGAAGAACTCCACGTGCCCGAACTCCTTCGGGGCCAGCGAGACGGCCTCCTGCACGGCAATGAGGGCGTCGGTGTCGTGGGAGTCGTCGTACCGCGTGACGCCTTTGCCGTTGAACCTGACGGCCTCGCCATGATTGCCGGGGACGGCCGCCACGGTGAGGCGCTCGACCAGCGGGGCGAGTCGCAGGACGGCGTGGGCCATCACGCGGCGGGTGAGGCGGATCTGCTCCGTCAGCGTCAGCGAGGTCCGCCAGGCGTTTGCACCGCCCTGGGACTGGTAGCCCTCGATATGGTCCCCGAGCCATGCAAGGTGGACATGCCCGATCGCGAACCGCTTCCGGTATTCGGGCAGGAGAGCTGCGGCCTTGTCGATGCAGGCGATCGTCCGCTGGAGGGTGCCGGCCACCCCGTCGCCGTCTGCCTTGCCGAACTGCATGTCTCCGAGCGCGACGATCAGGGTGTGGTCGCCCTGGCGCTGGGCGGTCGACAGGCGGGGCGGGTCGTAGCGGTCGACGAGGGCCAGGAGCTCGTCGAGGTTCGGGCGCTCGGCCTCGGGGTCCTGGCGCCGGGCGAAGGTGAAGCGCGCGGACACCCCCAGCTCGCCGTTCGGCAGAGTCCACTCGGAGCTGCGGAACGCCTTTACGTCCCAGTCGGCAGGGTCGAGCTGATGGGCGCGCAGCACGTCGGCGGCTGAGGTGTCCGGGTCCATCTCAACCGGGCCGCGCACGGTGACCTCGGCCGCGTTGCCGGAGACTTCGATCTGCCTCGTGTAGTCGCGGTCAGGGTCGGTCTGGCGGGCAGGTATGGGTGGAGGGGTGGGTGTGGCCAGAAGGTCGGTCAGTAGAGAGGTAGTCACGGGCTTACGCGGTCTCCTGAAGGGATCGACGGTACGTGCGGATGGTGGACGCGGACACGGCGTGCCCATGTCTGCGCAGGACGAGGGCAAGGCGCTCGGCGGAGGAGCCGTCGAAGAGGCGGATCATTACGGACTCGCGCTCGTCGGGTTCCAGTTCGTCGTAGATGCGCTGGAGGGTGGGGCCGGGGCTGCCGGGCAGTCCTTCGCTCACGCGGCCTCCCGGTCGATGGTCTCCACGGCTGCTATGGCGAGGGCGGCCAGGCGGACGAGCCCGTCACGAGAGTGCTGGGTGTCCTGCTCGGCGAAGGCTTCAAAGCAGGCCGCCAGGAGCGTGGAGTCCCAGCCGGGGGTGCTGGCGAGTTGGCGGCTCGTCTCGATCGACCGCCATCGATTCGCCTCGCGCTGGTGGTGGGCTCGCCCCTTGGTGGGGCGCTGGCCTCCGGCGAGGGGCATGGGCTTGTCCCCGAGGAGCTTGCGAGCTGCCCTCACCTCGGTGAAGATCGCCGTTGCGGGGTCGGGCCTTCGGCCTGCCGGCCGTCGCGTCGTCTTGCCCTCGGTCACTGCTGGCCCTCCTCGCTGATCAGGTTGAGAAGGGCTTGCGCGCCCTCCTTCATGTAGGTCTCGGTCACATCGCCGTCGCGCAGGCGGACCCCTCGGGCTGATCGCAGAGAGCGGCAGACGCGGGTCGTGAGTTCGGCGCCAGCCTCGTCCGGGTCGGCCCACACCCACACTCGCGAGAAGCCTGCGAGCATCCGGCGATGGCGCGGACGCCAAAGGGCTGCCCCAGGGACCGCCACTGCGTGGAGGCCCACCCGCCGCAGGGTGATGGTGTCGAGCTCGCCCTCCGTCACGTGGATCTCGTCGCCCGCTGCGTGGATCGCGTCAATGCCGTACAGGCGTGGCGGATCGTCCTTGAGCGAGTTGTACTTGCCGTGCCCGAAGTCGCGGTGGCTGTGCGTTTCGAGGCACCTGAACCGCATGGTCAGGACGCGTCCGTCGTGCCCGAGGTAGGGAATGGCGAGCCGTCCGGCCTGGCGCTCGTGTCCAGGGAGGGGGTTAGCTACGACGCCAAGCCGGTACGTAGCCGCCTCGTCCTCGGTGATCCCGCGCCCGAGAAGGTACTGAGCGGCGTCCGCCGTAAGCGCTGCCTGATAGGCGGCGGTCGCCTCCTCCAGCATCGTCCGTTGCGAGGGCGAGAGAGGCCGCAAGGGTTCGTGCTCCGGCAAAGGTGGTCTTCTCCTTCTTCATGATCAGCGTGTAGCTGTCGCCTCCCTCGCCGCAGGAGTGGCACTTCCACAGGCCACGGTCCAGGTGGTACGAGAACGACGGCGTGTTGTCCTCGTGGAGGGGGCACGGGGCCATGCCCGACGTGCGCTCGGGGTTGTAGTCGATTTCGTAGTGATCGAGGACGGCCGCCAGGGTGGGCTTCTCGTGCTCCTGGTCCTCGAAGTCGTTCCGGAGACGCGCCAGGTTCACGGCAGCATCCATTCGTCGAGGTCATGTACAGGGATCTCGAAGAACTCCTCCAACTCCATGAGGAGTTGGCCGTCGAAGTCGGGATCGTTGAGGCAGTCGAGGAACGCCTCGAACCCGCAGACCTCCTCGGCCGGCATCACGCGACGCGCTCCCCCCGGAAGAAGCGGGCGTACGGGTCATAGCCGATCTCGCGAAGTCCCTGGGGAGTGGTGAAGTCGTCCATCAGTTCGCCGAGTTCGCGACAGATGCGGGCCTGCTCTTCCATCTCCTCGTACTGCCTCACGAGTCCGTCTCCGGCGGGAGGTCGAAGAACTCCTCGACCGTGCTCAGCACGTACGCCTGGCGCCAACTCGCACCCCTGCGCCGGACGATCACAGCCACGTCTACGTCCCGCGGATCGAGGCCCCGGTGCTTCGCGTAGTTGTCGCGCTCGCGGAGGGCTTCCTTGATGAAGGTCCCGGGCTCGAACTTGGCGTTCTTGGTCTCGGTGATCAGGAAGGGGCGGTGCCGCACGGGCTGTCGGCGAATGACGTGGTCGCCCTCGTCCTCGACTCCGGTGAGCCGTAGCCGCTCGATGTCGAACCCCGCCTCGCGGAGCTGATCGCGGAACTCGGTCTCCCACCGTGCCCCTGCCCGCTTGTTCCGGCGGTTCCGCGCCGTAATGTCGTTCAACTCTTACAATCCTCACTGCTTCAGGGCGTCGAGCGGCGACCACTGTCGTGGTGCGGCCGGGGGAAGGGGGGAGATGCGAGGCTCAGGCTTGGCGAAGCGGGTGTACTCGGGCTGGCACCGCAAGGTCGCGTACCGCTTCGCGGTCGGATCGCAGGCCCCCATTCGTTGCTTGATCACCGCGATCCGGAACTCCATCGACGTGGGGTCCAGAGCCACGGACAGCGACAGCTCGGGCTTCTCGCTCAACCCGCCCTTGACCTGGTCTCGGGAGGGCGGAGCCCACGGGTCGCTCTTCGCCTCCCAGCTTTTGTCGCTGGCGTGGTGGAGGACGATCACCGTCGCGCCGGTCGCGCGGGAGAGTTCGGTCAGGCCCGACATCACAGCCATCTGTTCGGTGTAATCGGATTCCGCCGAGTCGAAGTCCATGAGGTTGTCGAACACCATCACGGCCGGATAGGCGTCCCACAGTTCGACGTACGCCTCCAGCTCCTCGTCCACCGCCTTCCAGGTGATCGGGCTGCCGAAGCTGAAGGTGATGTTCAGGTGCGCCAGCGCGGCGAGGTACTCCTCGCGGTACCGGCCGCCAGCGGCCATGCCGGCCTCGACCATCGTCGTGGTGTCGCCGGTCATCATGCTGGCCAGCCGGGACGACGCCGTGAATGCGCTCATGTCCGCGCTGAAGTACAGCGTCGGCAAGTTCATCTGGGCGGCCCAGAACAGGGCCAGACCGGATTTCTGGGTGCCGGACCGACCGGCGATCATCACGACCTCGCCGTGGCGTGGGCGGCAACCGATGTTGTAGAGCGGCTCGAAGGCGTCGATCCGCGGCAGCTCCTTGCCGGACTCGGCGTGCAGGGTCAGGGATCGTGCAGGGCTGAGCAAGCGTGAGCTCCTCCTCATCACCCGCCAGGCAGGGGCGGCCACGAAAGCCGCCCCTGCCCAGCGGAGGTCGGGTGCGGTCAGTCGAAGGACGGGGCGGCGGCCACGGCCGCGTCGACTGCCGCGTCACGCTGCTCGGCGTACGCGATGACCTTGTTGCGGATGCCCATGTCGGTGATCTGCTTCCAGACCCATGCCGGGTGGGCGCCGGGCTTGGTTGCGGGGACCTGGGTGACGGTGACGAGGACGGCGCTGCCGACGAGCGTCGCCAGGTCTCGGGCGAGGACCGTCTGTTCGATGCGCTGCCCCTTCGAGACCTCGGGCGCGAGCCGGTCGAGCTGCTCCGGGGTCTTGAAGACGGTCACATCGCACAGTGCGCTGTCCTTCGGCCCATTGGGCGTGGGGCGCTGGCGTTCGTAGTCCTTGACCTCGACGAGGATGGCCATGGCCTCTGCGGCTTCCTTCGGCTTGAACCATCCGCCGTTGGCGGTAGGGATGTCCTTCAGGTTCAGCGGCACTACTGATCTCCACTCTGTCGGTGAACGGGGTAGGGGGTGCGGCGGACTGGGGCGCGGCCCTTGAGGGTGCCCGCTGCGATGGCTACGGCGATGGCCGCGCCGAGAAGGCGGTTCTTCATCACGAACCCGCCAGGGCCCGGCCTCGGGCCTTCCACGCGTCCATCACCGCCGGGTCGGTGAAGGCGTGCTGGTTGGTGGCCCACAGGCGACGGAGGTCGTCGGTGGTGGCACAAGCTGTGATCTGTTCGAGGAGCGGGTTCTCCGTCTCCTGGTGGCCTGCCGGGGGCGTGGTGCTCTGGGCGCTCTCGTTCCGCTCATCGCCCTGCGGGACGACGCGGGCGCCAGGGAAGCCCCGCATGACAGTCGAGGCGCCCTGCGCGAGCTGGTTCGCCTCTGCGACGAGCTCATGGAGAGTCAAGCCAGATACACTCTTACGATCGAAGCCGAAACAGGCGGCGATGTCTTCCTGGACCTCGGCACTCGGCCCTCGAAACGAGAGCTGCGGGTCTTCCTGCGCTGCTCCGCACTTGATGGTGACGGTGACGGATCGGCCTTCGCCGGTCACTGATGAACCCCTTCCTTCGATGCGAGAGGTGAACCGCCCCTCGCTCTGGATACACTATATCAATCGTTCGGGCTGAATGGAACCAGCGCATTCTTGATCGCCCTCGCGCGGCGGACATCCAGCGCCAGGCGCGCGGCGTCCCAGCCGACTCGCAGGTCTGCCCAGTAGAGCGTGCAGCGCGCCTCGCCCGCAGGAAGGTGGATGATCACGCCCCAGTCCTGATTCACGTTGGGGATGCGCGAGTAGGCCGTCGCGGCGAAGTTCGCCGGCACTTCACGCTTCTTCCATGCCGCCAGCTCTCCGGCATCTTCGGCATCCACGGGAAACGCCGCGTGGTCGTACAGCTCGCCCCGCGAGTAGACCGCGAGCTGCGAGGACATCTTCAGGGCCCCGTACTGGACGCTGCCGGTCTTCAGGTCGCCGATGATCAGTCCGTCGATGAGGCGCCCGTCAGGGCCGGGGCCGGTATATCGGAGCAGCCGGTCGAAGGTCCCTCCGGTGCCCAGCTCGTCGACCACGACGAACTGTTCCATCGCCACCACATCGAACATCGCGGTGGCGGCCTTGTACGCCGCCATGTCTGCGACATCCGAAGCGGACGTGCCGAGCGGTAGCTCTCTCTCCTGGTCCACCAGCTCGGACAGGCTGTGCAGGTGGGTACCCCGCTCCCGCTTCGCGTTGGCTCCGGCGGCGGTTACCGCCCGCTCGGCGAGCCGGTCGAGGGCCGCCTTCCCTTCGCGAGTCTCGGGGTTCAAGTATTGCAAAGCGGTCAGCAGAGCGGGCTCGCGGGCCGCACCGAGGAGCGTCATGCGCTTGCCCCAGGCGGTTAGCGCGCTCTTGTCTTCGATGGCATCGATGAAGGTGGTGACCCGCGTGAGCCCGCGCGGCCTACCGCCACCCCTCGGGATGACGAGCGGGCGCCCCCAGCGGTCACGGGGTACGCCAAGGGCTCGTGCGGGGAGATCGACGAGAGTGATGGGCAAGCGAGCTCCAAGATCAGGATGTGGACTGTAGGTAGAGGCGGACCGAGTCGTCGGCAAGGAGGACGGGAACGCAGGCGTCCTGGTCCAGCAGGTCGAGGCCGCGGCTCTGGGCAGCCGCAATGATGCGTCGCAGGTGGCCGGGAGCGTGGTCAGGGCTCACGGTGATGTGGTAGTCCCAGTCGTCGTGGTCTACATGAAGCGTGACCCCAGGAAGGGAGACGAGCTCGACCGTCCTGATCGCCTCGTCCTCAGTGGCGGCCACCGGCCAGTCGTGTGTCATGCGCTAGCTCCCCTCTCCCCGGACTGGCATCCTCCGCGCCAGTCGATCGAACATGCGTGCGACACCTCCAGGATCTTGCCTGGTGGTCAACAACGGGTCAACCCTTTCAAACCGTATCCGGAGTCACAGCGTCCACGTGATCGGATTTCACGACGCGAAATGAGCCTCAATGCGGCGCTGATCTGCGGTTTCCGTCGACCTGGGCAAGATCATTTCGTGAGGTGAAAAGAGGTGCGGAGGGGTGTCCGCAGCACCCTAGAGTTGATCGCTCCAGCGACACCCACAAGGAATGATCATGCGTGCAATTGTCATAGCCAGACCCGGCGGACCGGAGGTGCTTCAGGTCCAGGAAGTGCCCGCACCTGCGCCCATCGCCGGGCATCATGTGGTGAAGGTCTCACGGGCTGGGGTGAACTACGCAGACATTCACCTGCGAGAAAACGGCTACTTGACACCGGTCGAATACCCCGTCACGCCTGGCAATGAAGTCATGGGAACTCTCGCTGATGGCCGCAGGGTGGTTGCACTAAGCCGTGGTGGCGGATATGCCGAACAGGCCCTTGCGCACCGCGCAGTCACGTGGGAGGTGCCCGATGAAATCAGCGACGAGCAGGCCGTAGCCCTCGCCCTCCAGGGCCAGTCCGCCTGGCATCTGCTGCACACGGTGCTCCAGCTCGGCAAGGGCGACTCGATTCTCATCCCTGCGGCAGCCGGTGGTGTCGGCTCCCTCGCCGTCCAGCTCGCCAAGGCTGCCGGTGCCCGCGTGATCGCCATGGCCGGCAGCCCCGAGAAGGCAGACCTTGTCCGCAGCCTGGGCGCGGACGCTGTCCTTGACTCATCCACGCATCAGGACCTGACAGCACGCATCCTCGACGCCAACGAGGGCCCTGTCACGCGCGCGCTGGAGATGACTGGCGGCGAGGTGTTCGACGCCACGCTCGCCGCCCTCGCGCCCCGGGGCCACATGGCCGTCTACGGCTGCGTCTCGGGCGACCAGCGCGAAGCCCCCGTCGCCCAACTCATGCAGGCATCCAAGACCGTCTCAGGCTTCTGGCTCCCGAACCTCTACGGGGTCCGGTATGCCTTGCGGGACTCGATGAAGGCCCTGTTCGAGGCCACCGCTCGCGGTGATCTTCGCCCGGTCATCGGTCCGTGCTACGCGCTCAGCAACGCGGCCCAGGCCCACTCAGATCTCGGAAGCCGCAAGACCACAGGTAAAGTGACGATCAAGACAACTCGGTAGTAACAAGTCCGACTCGGTAGTAACCTCTCTGTTCGGTCCGCCTGCGGGGTAGAGCGCGCGAACCAGCCAATTCAGGTTCCCGTCGTGCCGCCGCGTGCGTGTGCGGCGGACGTTCAGGGAAGTCATGGGCAAAGGAACAGCACACGGAAAGAAAGTCTTCCTGGTTCAGCGTGCATTCGCTGATCTCGAAGGAGACAGTCACGGCCCCACGGCCATCGCCAAACAAACGGATCTTGATGCGGCGACCGTATACCGCATCCTCCAGGACGGCTTGGCGGACGGCACCTTCGTGCAGGAGGCCGGGGGACGGTACCGACTGGGGCCGGGAGCCTTCCGGCTCTCGATGCAGGCCCTGTCGCAGACGCCCGACCCCGAGGCCACGCAGGCGGTTCTCGACAAGCTCCAGCGGATGACTGGCGGCCTGGTCGCCTACTACGCCGTCGTCGGCGCCCGACGCATCTGCACCGACTACGCGATCGGCGACTTCGACCCGCGCAGCATCGGCATCGACCCCTTCGAGCTGGTCAAGTACAGCCGTTCCCTGCGCACCGGAGCGTCGGGCAGGGTCATCCTGGCCCACATGCCGCCGCCCATCCAGGAGAAGGTTCTCGCCGAATCCGTACCTGAAGGCGTCGGCCCGGGAGTGATCCGGGACAACGAGGCCCTCATCGAGTCCCTCAAGGACATCCGGGCCATGGGATTCGCCATCGGACGGCAGGAGTGCATGGCCGGCTGGGATTCGGTGGCCGTACCCGTCATGTGGGGGGACACCATTCACGGCTCCCTCCTGCTGTGGGTGCACGTCGACAAAATGCCCGAGGACCCGAGCCAGCTTGTAGCCGCAACGATGACCGCTGCCGAAATGCTGAGCCGCTTGGCTTCGATGCCGTGGGCCCCCGAGTCCGTGGCCTAACGCGCACGAGCCGCTTCCCTTCGCTTATAAGGAAGCGGCTCGTGGCGGTTTTTGCCTGCCAAGAAACGGTAAAGGCGGGCTAGCTAGCGCTCTTAGTGCGCGTCGACTTGCTGCGCAGGAGTGCGGGATTGTCCGGCACTCGAATGAGATCCGTATCCCGGTCTTCTCGGGGGACGGCGTAGAAGCCGTCCTTCGTCTCGGGGTCGTAGTAGATGACGAGCTTGTCCTCTTCGAGCCACTTCTTCCAGCTCGCCAACTTGGAGGCTTCCTCGTCGTTCAGCTTTTCCCCGGCCCGCTGGCGAGCTTCACAGCGCAGCATGACGAGGTTGTAGTTCCAGCGGTGCTCCTTCGCGATCTTCCACGGAATGAGATCGGTATCGCGAACAAGCCGGAGCGGGAGATCCGCGCGATTGGCATACGTGGCCCAGTACCCGGGAGAAGTCTTGATGTTGTACTTCTCCTGGTACGTCTTGACCATCCAGGCGTACGACTTGCCTTCAAGGAGCCAGCGCTTGGCTTCGTCGTGATTCTGTACTTTGCTCCTCGGCGGCATGTGTAGCCCTTCCTCGCGTTCGTCCTCCCTTATGCGTGACACCCTGTGGTCGCAAGGCGCACAGCCCAACAGTGACATGTAAGAGTTGAACCAGTCAAGACGATCGAGTGGAGGCAATGGTTGTGGGAGATGGAACAACTACTGTCTGTGGTGTTTGTCGCCGTCCCGGTCTGCCAGTAGTCAGGTACACCATTACAGCGGAGGACGGCCGTGAGGGCGAGGTCGACCGCTGCGCCGATCACGCCGAACCTTTCGAGACCGCGCTGACCCAGGCCGATCGGCGGTCGACGAGCCGGGCCCGCAGGCGCACCACAGTGACGACCGTCGAGGAGATCAACAGGACGAAGGCGTCCGAGTCGGCACCCGCACCGCAGCCCCAGAAGTCCGGCAGCGGCTCCCGCAAGCGCAGGCGTACCACGGTGACGACCGTCGAGGAGATCAACCGCTCCAAGGAAGCCGACAAGGCGTGAAACGCAGTGAAGCCCCCCGCTGACCACATGGGCCGGCGGGGGGCTGGGGTTACTGCGACTCCTCCGGGGAGTCGTCCTCGCTCGGGGCAACCACGCCGAGCGCCGTGAGGATCTGGACGATGACGGCCACCTCCGGACTGTCGGCGTAGACGATGGCGGCGATGGACACCGCGACACCCACCGCGGACAGCACCGCACCGACGCGTGTGCGGTAGCGGACAGGCAGCAGGCTCACCAGCGAGATGGGCTTGGAACCGGGCATCAGCATCTTGCTCATCAGCGACCCGCCGGAGCCATCAGGCGAGTCCAGGTCGACGGGCCCGGATAGCCGTCCGCCTCCGAACCGCTCCAGCCCTGTGCCCGCTGGAACGCCTCGGTCGCCTTGCGGTCGGCCTCGGTGAAGCGGGGGCCCGGACCCTCGGAGTAGAAGCGGCCGAGGCCGTGCGCGACGAGTCGCTTGCCCAGGGTGGTCACGGCGGGGTGGGACTGGCCGAGACGGAATGCCTGCCGGCCGGGGAACGGGGTGCTGTCTCCCCTGTCCTTGCTGCTCTTCCATGCCGGGTCCGCAGAGTCGATACCCTCGGCGAAAGCCGGATAGCCGTAGCCATACACGTACGAGCTGCGGCGCTCGCGCTTCTTCAGGTACACGCCATCGCCCTCGGCCGAGCCGTCCGCGTTGGTGTTGCCCTCGACGGTGTAGATGTACGTGGAGTCGTAGGCGTACACGATGCCGGTGTGGGTGCCGCCGCCCGATCCGTAGAAGACCTGGGCGCCAACTGCCGGATAGGCACTCCAGCGGTTACGGCTCTTGAACCACTCGACCCCCGTCGCGCACGACGCGGTACGCGGGTAGAGGCTGGCGAGTCCGGCCTTCATGGCGACCCAGGAGGCGAACACGGCGCACCAAGCCTGATTCTGGCTCCACTCCAGGCCGGGGACGGCCGGGCTGTACTTCTGCCAGTTGGTCCAGTGCCCGTTGGATCGGCCCTCGTGGTAGCCGACCTCGGCCTTGGCGATGTTGATGATGGTCTGGGCGTTGCCCAAGTGACTTACTCCTTCGAGACATGGCGAAGGCCCCGTCCGGAGGACCGGAACGGGGCCAATAGGCAGCGGATTTGGCTCAGTTGGGGTTGGGGACAGAAGCCGTTATGTGCGAATCGAGTCGCTCGGCGACTGCGAGGCGTTCTGCCCTCTCGTGGGCAAGGTCTGTGCGCAGGGCAGTGATGTCCCGGCTGTGTTGGGCCTGGCCGTCGAGGACGCGATCGAGTCCCTGAATCACGCGGTCCACGTCATCACGGAGATTCGTGGTGTGGTCGTTGGAGACCTGCTCGCGCGCCTCCTGGGCATGCTCGCGCACCTCGGCCAGCGCAGTGCCCTGCCTCCGTACGAGCTCGACGAGGACGCCGACGAGGGCAGCGACGACGGCGCCGGCAGCCGAGACGAGAGCCACCTGCACAGAGGGCTCAAGCTGCACGGGCAAGCTCCTCGACGAGGGCCTCCAGGCGCTCGATTCGCTTGGCCTGGTCCTGCACGACCGGCAGCAGGGCGACGCCGAGCAGGTCGTAGCGGAGGGCGTCGATGCGTCCCTCCTCGTCGTACGTGACGATTTCGGGAAGTGTCGCTGCGACCTCTTCGGCGATGAGGCCGTACTCGTCCTTGCGTGACTGCGGCTTGCCCTCGGTCGGCTTCCGGTCGTAGATGCGGGGCCGCAAGGCGAGGACGGCGGCAGGGTCGATCTCGATGTCCCGGACGTTTTCCTTGTAGCGGATGGAGGACGTGTTCCGGCAGAACGTCCCGTCGCCCTCGACCCACACCGCGTACCAAGTGCCGGAACCGCTCGCGCTGTTGTTGTGCGGCATCTTCGAGCCGTTGGCCCAGGAGATCGTGCTGCCGGAGGTGAGGTACTCACCGTGCGAGTGCCCTGACGGCGGGTAGGACCCGGGCTTGTCGGAGATCTGTCCCCATGAATGGCCGTGGGACGTCGGGGGGAAGTACGACGGCTTGCCGACGACGCTGTCCCAATTGTGAGAGTGCTCAGCCGCCGGGAAGGCTGTCGGCTTCTCGGTGATCTCCCCCCACGCGTGCGAGTGCACAGACGGCCAGAACGAAGAGGGCTTGCCCGTGAGGGACGCCCACGAGACGGTCGGTGCCAGATCGGCCCAGGTCGAGCCATCCCACCACTCCCACCGAGCCAAGGAGTTGTTGAAGCCGAGCTGCCCCTTGCGCGGAGAGGACGGGCGGGTGGACGTGGCCCAGACGCCGACCCGGTGGCCGACAACGGGACGCGTCGCCGAGACATCTGCACTCGTGATCGTCGTGACGTTGGCAGCCACGGTGACGTTCGCGAGCGCCATCTCGTATATGCCGGTGTCGGTCTGACTGAGGGCCGGGGGAGCGGTCGATCCCACCGAGCCCGCCTTAACGGCAAGCGTGATCGAGTTGGAGGCAGGATCGAGCCGCAGGACCACCCGGTCGACCCGCGTGCTCGTGCCGGCCGCAGGAATGGTCAGCGCCTCGGCCGCAGTGGACTGCACCATGTGACCGCGCAGGATCGCAAGACCGGGCTGCACGTTCACGACCATGCCGTTGCCCGCGCTGACCTGGAATCCGGGACTGTCGTACGCGGCGACGACGCCGGAGTCCTGGAACTCCCGAAAGAGATAGCCGTATTGGCTCTCCGTGACGACCTGAGAGTCGAAGGGGAAAGACGTGATTGCCAAGAAGAGGTGTTCCTTTGCGTCAGAGGGCCGGACCCACGTCCTCGATCCACAACTCCGACCCGGCTCCGGTGAGGTAGCGGACCTGCCCGTAGGTGGCCGCCGCGCGTCGGGCGTTCAAGAAGACACCGATGGTGGTTAGGCCGGCCGGTGCTCCGTTGAGGTGGAAGGTGGCGGACAGTCCGGAGGAAGAGTCCGAGTCATCGTTGAAGCAGGTGGTCAGCATGTCGCCGAGGGCGGGACTGGACGCGGTGACAGAGGTCCCGGAGGCCCAGCGAGCAACGGTGTATGCGGACTGCTTCGCATACCGGGTGCCCGACCCCGAGTCACCCGTGCCGTCCGTGTCGACCGAGCTGATGCGCAGCCCGAAGCGGTACATGCGGCGGGCTTCGGCCGGGAAAGTCCAGTAGTAGATCAGGGTGGGGGTGTCGCCCACGTAGCCCGAAGCGTTCAGGGGTGCGAGGGCAATCAGGCCGCGCGCGGTGTTGTCGCGAAAGGCGGTCTGTCGCCAGGGTGACCAGCCGGACGAGGGGGAGCCGCCGCGGACCCACTCCTCATGCGGTTCGGCGCCGCCGTGGGTTCGGGACCAGCGCTGCGTGGTGTAACCGGTAGTCGTGCCGGTGGTCCATACGTAGCCGCTCATCGGAGCGAAGCTCCAGCCCCCGGCCTTCGATGCGGCCGAGTCGAGGTACAGGCGCGAGTCCTCGTACGGGTAGGCGGTCGGGTCGGTGGCCTGGTTGATGGTGTCGGCCGAGAGGATCTGCTTGTACGTGATCATGCGCCAGGGACCCCAGCCGGTTCTGGCGTTGCCACCCCGCACCCACTCCTCGTGCGGGGTCGTGGCGGCGTGGACGCGACTCCACGTCTGAGAGGCGTCGCCCCACGGCTCTTTGCGCGTGGTGACGTGCCCGTACTTCCCTCCGAAGTCCCAGCCACCTGCCGTGGCCTGCTCGGCGGACAGGATCATGATGCTCGCGCCGTCGGGATAGGCGGTGGGCGGGCTGGCCTGCGTGAAGGACTCTGGCCACACCTCCCTGGGGCCGGGCGGAGACGCCTCGGCCGTCCGTTCCAGGGCGGAGACGCGTGACTGCGTGGTAGCCGCCTGCGCGGTGGCTGCCGCGTTCGGGTCGAACGGGCTGGGATCGCCGAGCAGAGTGCCGACGTGGAAGCCGTCTTCCCCGGCCTTGATGACCAGGCCCGTAACGGGCGCGGTCAGCTCCTGGCCCCCGGCGACGATCGTGACGCGGTCGCCGAGTCGCCAGTCGACGCCGAACTCCATAGGGGAGTCTTCAACGGGAACGGCTTGTACGGCGGTTGCAGTCTTGCCCGCCTCGGCCAAGACCTCGTTGCCAGCCTGAGTGAGCTCCTTCTCGTCGTCCGTGTTGCGCTGGTCGACGAACCTCTCGATGCGGCGTCCCCAGTCCGTCTCGGCGCTGATGGACGTGGTGTTGTCGACAGGGATGAGCGTCCGGTCTTCCTGTTCGCCCTGGCCCGCGACGATGACCCGGGTGGCACCGGGCGTCGACACCGAGACGCGCTGTCCGGCGAGCGTGCCGGCCAGGACGTCGAGGCGTACCTCCCGCGTACGGTCGGCGACCGCGTACGTCTCGAACACGAGCTGACTGGCACGCTGGACGATGCGGAAGCCGAGCCCTGCCACGCTCGCGATCTCGGTGAGCAGCTCGCCCAACGTGGGGAATCTCGCGCTCTTCTTGACCATCGGGCCCCGGCCCGGGTTCGGCCCCATCACCAGGTTTCCCCGACGCCGGGCGGCCGGGGCAGCCGGACCACAGTTGGCGTTGACGTAGCCGTGCATCACGGTCTCGGCCGCCCCACTGCGCTCGTCGTGCCCGGTTGCCTGCTTGCCCACATCGGGATTGGTGGGCTCGGGCCAGGCGAGCATGTCGGACAGGATCACCGTGTCGGATACGCCCTCGAACGCGATGCTGCCGCGCCGGTCCTCGGGGGTGGCCGCGTACTCGGAGGAGACGACGGGGCCGGACATGAGAACGTCGTCGTGCCCGGTGATGATCAGACCCGAACCGGGAGTGCGCAGGGTATCCGCGAGAGGGTGCTCCGATGCCAGGGTCAGCTTCCAGGTGCCAACGTTGTTGAACGTGTCGGTCACTTCGAGCGCCAGGTCTTCGGGACGTATCAGGCCGAGTCGGGTGAGGTTCTTGTCGCGGACCTCCACGGTCAGGTCTTGCAGTCGCAGGTCAGATCACCATCCATTTGCGGGGGCGCCAGGAGCACACGATGCGGGAATCCGCGGTGGTGTCGAGCATCCTGACGCTTGCGGTCGAGGTGCCGGGCGGCACCGTCCAGAAGCGCGGAGCCGCCGCGAGGTCGGCGTACCGGTTGACGTTCTTGCCGTCCCGCACCGAACCGTTGCGGGTATCGACGATCAGCCGCTCGCCTATTGCGAGAGTGCCCTGCCAGCGCAAGGTCTCGCCGGTCGGCGCCATGACCGTCAGGTCCCGGCCCGGCCCGTACACCTCCCAGACCGGATAGGCCGGCACATCGCCCGTGTTGTCGAGCTGCACATCACCGATCGCCTGCGAGGCCGCGAGAGGCAGTGATGCCAGGCTGGACAGGAAGGGCCTCTTGCCGGGGTCGCCTCCGACCGACTGGGTCGAGACGCTCGATGCGACGAAGTATGGGTCAGGGGCGCGGAAGGTGATCACGGTCTGAAGGCTGCTGGTGCCGTCGTCGGTGATGTCGCCGCCTCCGGTGCGGTAGACCGACGTGGACCACCGGACCCCCTGATCGTCAACGAGGACGAGTTGGCATTCGCCTGCGACAGCTTGGGCGAGCCGGGATACCAGCTCGGACAGATGGCTGCGGTCGCGGCCGAGGATGTCGAGCGGGATGTCCAGGTCTCGGGGCTGGACGCGTTGGCCGCGCCACCGGGCGCCGTCTCCGGCACCGCTGAGCCACTGGACGTCTACTGCCGGCAGGCCACGGCCGGTCATGCCAGCCGTGGCCTGAAACCCAAAACCTGTCATTGCCTGCCCGTTGAGGTCGAGCGCATCGCGCTCGGTCTCCAGCAGGAGTGCAGTCACTCACCACCCCACCATTCGTGCGCGGTGGGACGCCGCGAACAGCTCCTCCTGGGAGCTGAGCGAACTTCCCGCCGCTGCGTAGTAGTTGAGAACCTTGGTCACGCCGCCGCCCCCAGTGGGGCCGAGACCGCCTGCGATGGCGGCGGACGCCGACCGCGCCGCGTTGGCGTAGTCGGCGGAGCTGGGGCGAGCGGTAATGGCGTCGACCGCCTTGGCCACCCGCCCGGATTCGCCCTCGATGCCCTGGGCGAAGCCCTGGCCGACGTAGCTGCCGAGCTGGGCGAAGACGCGGCTCGGCGAGTGGATGCCGAGGCTCTTCTTGATGGCGGCCACCATCGAGTCGGCGATCTGGAGCATCTGCTTCTCGATCGCCGCTTGCTGGCTCTGGAGGCCCTTCACGATGCCCTCGGCTATGTGGACGCCGTTGGCGTACATCGCATCCGAGGCGGTCGCTCCGGCCTGACTGGCGTACTTGGCGAGTTCGGCCTGAAGACGGTTGACCTCGGCGATGCCGTTCTTGCCGGCCGCCGCGATCGACTCCGCCGCAGCCAGGCCCGCATCGGGTCCGGCCGAAGCGATCTGGTCCATGGCCGTCTGGCCAAGGCCCATGTCCTTCAGCTTCTTGAGCGCGGTGGCGAACCGTTTCGCCTTGTCGATGGCCGCCTGAAGGGCGCTCGTGATCCCGTTGAAGGAGGAGCTCTTCGCCTTGGTCACATCGCCGGTGTCGATGATCCGGTCCGTGACCCGCTGCGCGTAGGAGGCTGCTTCCTCGCGCATCTTGTCGAGCTTGTCGCGGGCGGCCTTGAGCCGGTCGGCCCCGGTGTCCCACTGGGCAGCCAGCTTGAGCATGGCGGTCCGGTCGGCGTTGATCCGGTTCTTCAGGCCCTGGGAGGCGTCGTTCGGGATCTTCTCCGTCAGCTCATTGAGGGCTTCCTTGACGCTGGAGAACTCCGACTCCAGACCCTTGACGAGGCCCTGGATGATGAGCCGTCCGGCGTCGTACAGCAGCACCGCGTCCTTGGGGGCCGGGCCCTTCCAGTCCGTGAGCTTGCTGGTCAGATCGCCGAGCTTGTCCTTCACCGCGCCGAACATCGACGAGATGCCGCTGATGAGGCCGCGGATGAGCGACTTACCGGCGTCGACGAGCGTGGAGCCGAGGCCGCTCAGCGCGTCCTTAGCCTTGCCGGGCAGTTCCTTGACGAAGCCGATCGTCTCGGTGATGCCGGTCGAGATGGCGCGGCCGAGGGCGGACATCGCCCTACTGGCGACGTCCTTGATCGCTGACCATCCGGCCGAGAACAGGCTGCCGAGCCCGGACATCATCGAGCGGCCGAGGTCGGCGAGGAACGAACCAAAGGAACTGAAGCCCGACTTGATCGCGCTCCACGCGGCCTCGCCGAATCCCTTGACGGCCTGCCAGCCGGACTTGAAGGCTGCGCCGATGGCTTTGAGGCCCTTGCCAGCCGCGCCGAGGATGCCGATGCTCAGGAATGTCTCGAAGGCTCCGAGGATCGTGTCCCAGATGCCCTTGACGAAGCTCCAGATGCCGGACCAGAACTGCGACCAGCCCTCCTTCAGGGTGCCGAAGTTTCCGGTGAAGAGCCCTTCGATCAGGCCCCACGCGATCTTCAGGACGCCGACGATGGTGTCCCAGACACCCTTGACGATCTCGACGAGTCCCTCGAAGACGAGTGCGACGCCGTTGACGGCGTCTACCAGGCTCTTGGCCAGCAGCTCGACGATGAACTGGATGACCGGCACGAGGACGGGCATCAAGATGTTGACGACCTTGAGCAGGGCGTCGAACACCGGCTGGAGTGCTTCGAGCAGGCGCTGAATCGCGTCAGCCAGCGGCGGAAGAACCGACTGGATGACCTCGCTCAGCATCGGCAGGAGCGGCTGGATGACCGCCGTGATGATCTGAAGCGCGGTAGCGATGATCGGCTGGAGTGCCGTGAGCACCTGCTGAAGGGCCGCCGACAGCACGGGCAGGATCGGCGCCAGCGCGGATGCCAGGGTCGAGACGAGCGGTGCGAGCGCGGCGAAGATCTGCGCGAAGAGCTGCGCGATGATCGGCAGGATCGGCGCGAGCGCGCTCACGAGCTGGGCGATGACCGGAGCCATCGCCGTGACGATCTGCCCGAACGCTTCCGCGATGGTCGGCAGGACGCCGCTCAGCGTCTGGAAGGCACTGTTGAGCGCCTGGCCGATCACCGGAACGAGCTGCGTGAGGACGGGCGCGAGGGTCTGGATCGCCTGCGTCAGCGCACCGCCGAGGAGCTGGATGATCGGGGTGATCGAGGGGGCGAGCGCCGTGAACGCGTTCGCCAGCGGGACCAGTGCGGCTGCGATCAGCGGACCGAGCATTGCGGCGAACGCGCCGATCACCTGCATCAGCGCGCCGAGTGCCTGGCCGAGCGGGGCCATCGCCGGGGCGAGCGCTTCGACAGCGGCCTGGATGCCGCTGAACATCGCCTTGACGCCCTCGGTCACAGCTGGCTGCGCCAGTGCCGAGGCGACCGCGTCCAGGGCGGTGCCGATGACCTCGCCGACTTGCGGCAGGAGCTCGGTCAGGAGCTGCCCAAGCTCCGAGAAGAGGTTCTTGACCGCCGGGCCCGACTGGGTGGCGATGGCGTTCATCGCCGTGTGGGCTGCGGCAAAGACGTTGGTCAGGCCGGTCTGGAAGCCCTCGCTGTCCACGGTCGCGTGGATCTTTTCGAGGGTGTCGGCCATCATGCCGAGCGAGGAGCCGCCCGCAGCTTCGGCTGCGCGACTGATGCCGGCAAGAATCCCGCCGACGTTGTAGAGGACCGACCCCAGATCCTTGAGGGATTGGATTCCCTCGTCGATCCAGCCCTTGAGCTTGCCGTTCCCCTCGCTCTTGGTGAGGAAGGCGGAGAAGCGCTCCGAGATGTCGACAAACCACTGGGCCAGCGACGGCAGATAGCTCGTGCCGACCTTGCCGAGGACGGCGATGATGTTCGCGAAGGCGCCCGTACCGTTGGTGGCGATGTCGATCGACTTGGAAAGGTCGACGAACATCTGGTTCAGCGCGGGGTCCAGGGCGCCCTGGAGGCCCTTGGCGAAGGCGCCGAAGAACTGGCCGAGCTCGGTGGCCGTCTGCCGGACGCCCGCCGTGAACTTCGGGAGGAGGCCATCGACGAGCTCCTGAATGGGCTTCTTGGCCTGCTCCCAGAACTTCGCCGAGATCGCGTCCTGGAGACCGGACAGGGCACCCTTGACCTCGGGTAGAACCTTGTTGAAGTCGCGGAAGGCCGCGATGGTGACACCGAGGCCGACCGCCATGCCGCCGAACAGGCCGGGCAGGAGAAGGCTCGTGGCGCCGATCGAGGCGAGAGAGCTCGACAGGGCGGCGAGGTTGCTCGCGGCAGACAGGCCCCACCCAGCGAGGCCGGCAATCGCGAGGGAAAGCGAGCCGATGATCGGCACGCTCTTGTCGAGGTTGCGCAGCGTCCGACCGAGCCGCTCGAAGATGTTGTTCAGCACTCGCGCGCCGGACAGAGCGGCGAGCGCAGTGCCGACCTTCGCCACGGCCGTGTTGTCCAGGTCGGGGACGATCGGCACCGTGCGCGGACGGGTCAGCACCTGAAGCCGGGCCGAGATCCGCGCGCCGAACCCGTTGGCGAGGTCCGGCTCGACCTTGATTTTCAGCGGGCTGATGTCGTCGGCCCAGTCGCGCAGCTTGCGCTTCACGTGGTCGGCGGACTGCTCGTCGAGCTCCAGCTCGACCTTGCCCGTGGTTTTGAGGTCGTTGACCTTGAAGTCAACCTTCTGGCTGTTCGCCCGGCGCTGTAGCTCCTTGGCGGCGTTCCGTACGGCGGTCGCCATGCCATCGGTGGAGATGGTCGTGTAGAAGCGGATCTTGCGGGCGTCGGACTGCTTGTTGCGCTTGTTGATCTTCCGGAGCTCTTCGACGAACTCCTTCGACGCGCCGCTCATGTCGATCGTCGTCGACACCTTGAGCTTGTCGAGCTGCTGCTCGATACGGTCGAGCTGCTTCTCCGCATCCCGCCTGAATTCACGGGTGTCGGGGGAGACCTTGACGGCGACACGGCCGATGATCTGGCCCGCTGACAAGGGCTACCTCCGAGAGAAGTGCTGATAGAGCTGGGCCACGGTGGCGGGCCGCTTGCTGGCCTTCTTCGCCTTGGCCTTTGCCTGCGGGCGGGGAAACGGCGGGATCTTCGGAGCCTTGCCCTTGCCCCACTGGCCGGTGGCTCGCGTGTTGGAGTTGATGGCGTCGAAGAGATCGGCGGCCAAATGTCGGTCCTGGCCCCAGCCGAAGTGCTCTCTGCCGCCCGACGCGAGGGCGACAGTCAGAGAGGTGTCGGGCAGCCTCTGCACGAGAAGGAGGACGAGAGCGGGCGAGGGTCCGCGGCCTGCGATTACCTCGGCGAGGTCGACGCCGTAGTAGAAGCGCAGGTCGGCATACAGGCCCTCGCCGTAGTCGTCGATCAGGCGGCAGAGGCCGAGGCTTCCCCCACCTGAGCGCCCTTGCCGTACCGGTCGAAGATCTCGGCCAGGACGGCGAGGTCACCGCCTACAGCCTTGAGGAGCTTGTCGGCCGCCGTCGCGTGCTCGGCGACCAGGCGGATCGCCTCGGACAGCAGCTCCTCCTGGTCCGCGTCCTCACCGCCCATGTCGTCCTGGAGCTGCGAGAGCTTGGTGCGGGTGTCCTTGGGGAGGCGGAGAGGGTTGAGCAGGCGGACCGTTTCGTCGCCCAGCTCGATGTCGGTCGAGCCGTATCGCGCCTCGGCGGCGTTGCGGATGTCGTCGAGGGAGAAAGATGCCATGGGGGTGCGGACCTCCGAGGTCGAGTGCAAGAGGGGGGCGGACCCGGGGGAAAGCCCGGCGTGAGCGGGTCCGCGCGCTCACGCCGGGACGCAGGGGAGCTCAGGCGGCTGAGCCGGCGACCCACTTGGAGCCGTCCCAGAACGCCTTCGAGGAGTCGCCGAGGCTCACGTACTGGCCGGTGGCCCACTTCGCGGTGGGCGTGGCGATCACAGACGCCAGGGCGGCGAGGTCGGCCGGGGCGACAGCTCCGGTCGGGATGAAGGAGCCGGGCGTGCCGGCCGAGGCGCCCGTGGCGACGGTGCCGCCGAGCGGGGTCACGGCGTACGTCCAGGAGTTGGCGCCGTAGACCATCGGCTTGACGCCCAGGGGGAGACCGGCGAGCGACTCGGTGTCGCCGATCGCCATGTCGTCGGCCCGGTAGATCTCGGCCTTCGGGGCATAGACGGCGAAGTGCGACTCGCCGTCAATGAAGATCGCCATGAATGCGGCCTGAGTCGGCTGCGGGTCGGCAGGAACACCGATCGAACCGTCAGGCAGGAGCGGGGCGTTGGCGCCGAAGTACAGACGCAGTGCGGCCGTGTCGAACTGGTTCAGGGTGAACGTGATGGACTCGGTCCGCGCGCTGTACTTCGTGCGCAGGGACTTGTTCTGAAGCGTGCCGATCGTGGTCGCCTCGCCGCCCTCGGAGGTGATGCCGAAGACATCCTCAAGCGAGGTGTGTCCGACGTTCTGCCAGGGGGAGGTGGGCACGAGAAGGTCGCCGGGCATGGCGGTTCCGACCGGGGCGGTCAGATAGTTGCCATTCCCAACGACGAGGGTTGCATTGTCGTTGAGCGCCAAAGAGAAACGTTTCTCCTAGTTCGCGCACGCCAGAAACCCCTATCGCCATATGCGTGTTGGGGTGCGTGCGGGATGGATTACGGGAGGGGGAAAGGGCGCGTCCGCGGCTTGCGGATCTGGATGTCGTACACCGACTCGTAGCGCCACACGCCCGTGGGTAGATCCGCGTACTGCACGGGCCCGGTTGCCGTGGCCCAGTCGCTCGCCCGACGAGGGGAGGAGTTCATGTCGACCCGGGTGATGTGGCCCCGGCCAGGCACGACTTCATGGTTGAGCCAGGAGTCCCGCAGGACCACGCGCACGGCCTCGGACAGAATCGCAGCGTCGGAGTCGCCGTCCGGGTCCTCGGCGAAGCAGTTCACGACAACGCGGGCCGCGTCCGTGAAACGCGTGTCGGCCGCCCACTGGCCAAACGTGGGGTCACGGCGCACCAGTACCAGCGGGAACTGTTCGTGGCGGTCGATGAGGGACTTCACTCTGATGCCCGGCAGGCCCTTGCGGAGGATCGCAAGGAGCAGGTCTTCGACGGGCGACAGTTCGGCCAGGGCCTTGATGTGATCAGGTATGCCGGCCACTTAGTCGAGCTTCACCTTGCCCTTCCGCTTCTTGGGCAAATTCGAGGCGGTAGCAAGGATGTACAGGCCGTCCATCGCCGGGAGCACGTCCAGGTACTTCCCGCCGTCCCTGTCCTTGCGGACGATGACGGATTCCGCCCGGCCGTACTCAATGGACAGGGCAGCCTTCTGGCCGCGATCATCCGAGAGAATTACGTACCGGTTGTTGTCGCCTGCCTCGACGTCGATTTCGGCGTGACCGTCCGCACGGTGCTGCACGAGGATCTCCTCGGCGCGCACGGCGATCTCGAAGGCGCGGGCCGTCAACTCGGCCTGCACGCCCTCGTTCACGGCGACGTACTTTTCGATCTTCCGGCCATTGACGCTCTGGTAGACCTTCGCCATCAGGGCCGCTCCCGGATGTCGATCGACCAGTGCCGAGTGCGGCGGTCGCCGTGGTGATACGCGGGCGGCGAGACGATGTCCCACTGGCGGCCCGCGTACTCGACGCGAGACCATAGAGAGACGCCTTCTAGATGTGCGTCCACGATCATCCGCGTCACGTTGATCTCCTGCTGGCCGGGAACTTCGGCGCGGGCCGAGCGCTGGGGGACGAACGCTGCTCGTACCTCGATAGGACCGTGCGGGTCGGCCATGGTGACCGTGTTGCCGCGTGAGTCAGTGACCTCGACGGTTCGCCAGACGCGGGCCTTCTGGCCGCGCCGTCGCTGGATGCTCACCACGGCCCCCTGTCGTTGGAGAACAGGGGGAAGGGAGCGCCGTCGTAGTCGACGGGTACGAGCCCCGCGCGGCTGGGCCGGTCGCGTGAGTCCCAGGCAGAGACGACCACGCTCGTGAGGGTCGGGCGAGTGCCGGCTAGCCCTTCGAGGAGTTTGATCTCCTCGCGGGTGAAGTACACGGACCCGGCGTCGCGGCCGTGGGCATCGCTCCAGGCGAGCGTCTCGTCACCGGCCCGGCTCTGCGTATAGCCGTGCGGGTTGCGTAGGTAGCGCGCTGCGGCTTTGAGGACGAGGGTGCGTACCAGCCGGGGCGGGTGCTCCTCGGGCCAGTCGCGGCCGTGGGCGGCGGCCAGGTCGGAGGCATCCTCCAGGGCACCGGCCGCGATGCGGAGCTCATCGTCGTCGAGCTCCCAGTCGAGACGAGTCTTGAGCCCGTCAAGGGTGGCGTACGCCAACCGACGACCTCCTTTCGCAAAGGCCGGCGGGCCGCGCGCCTGGGTCTCCAGGTCACGCGGCCCGCTGTGTCGCGATCAGGCGTTGGCCGGGTCGGTCTCGGCCGCCGGGCCGGTCGGGGTGAAGACCTTCGCGGCGGAGACGCCGGTGATGGTCGCGAGTTCGGAGCCCACCTCGGGGTAGTCGCTCTTGCCATCGAGCTGGAGCTTGATCCCGCGCACGAAGTGCTCCTGCGTGGAGATGACTTCCTTCTCCTTCGCCGGGTCCCAGCCGACGAGCACGTCCTTGACCGAGCGGAAGCCCTGGTAGCAGTTGACGATGCTGCGGTCCTGGAAGTATTCGCTGTCGTAGTCCCGCAGCCAGCGCAGGGCCAGGCCCTCAAAGCTCGTGGTGGCGCCGAACGGAACAGACTGCGGCACCGAGGGAGCCGCCGACGCGAAGATGAAGCCGGACTGGGCGAAGGCGAACGCAGAGTCAGCCGGGATAGTCTGATCCACGATGAACCGGAACCCGTAGCGGTTGCCGAGCGTGGCGTTCACCAGAGCGGATTCCGCCTGCCCGTCACCGACGTTGGAGGCAAGGTTCAGATCAGGGTCGGACAGCAGGACGGTCTCGAAGTCCGATCCGACGACCATGTACCGGTTGCCCTCGGGCACGTTGAACTTGTTCATCACGCGCCGGGCCTCAATGATCGCCTTGCGCATGGACTTCTCGGCGTTGCCGACCGTTACCGCGTAGGGCTGGTCGACCAGGGTCTTCACCGCCCGGCGGGCTAGGCCGCGCGCAATCGCCTTCACCTGCGGGCGTAGGAGCTTGCCCCACTGGTGGATGTCGAAGTCGGCCTGCTCGTCCGTGAGCTTCACACCGTTGTAGACGTTGCCGCCGAAGGTGACGGGGATGGTCCGCTCGGCGTACTCGTCGAACACGACACGCTGACGGGCGCCCGGCGTGGAGCTGCCCGCAGAACCGGAACGCCACTCGTAGTCGTGGAAGGGCAGGACACCCTCGACCGTGACGTTGATCGTGTCGTTCTTGGCGCCCTTGAAGCGGTCCACGCCCTCCTTGGTGAAGAGGTTCGGCACGAGGAGCTCCTGCTCCAGCATCCCGATAGCGGTGTTGATCAGCTTCTCAGGCTTGACTACCTGATGCTCGGCTGTCACTAAGCCTCCTGGGGCATAAAAAAAGCCCCCGGAAACCGGAGGCGTAGCTAATGGGGGTGAGGACTCAGATCAGCGACGGGTGAGACGCGCGAGCTTGCGCGGGTCCATCTCTCCGTCTCCGTCGTCGGGCGTCAGGCCGCCACCGAGCGACGGGGGAAGCGGGGCCGGGACGTACTTGGCCAGCACCTTCGCGTGCGCTTCGAGCGCGGCCTCGTCCTCGCCGCGCAGCGCGTCCGCGAGATCGTCGGGGAGCTCGTGCCGGCGGGCGACGCTGGACCGCAGGATGGAGCGCTCCAGCTCGGCGTTCTGCGCCTTGAGCTCGGCGACGGCCGCCTCGATCTCCGCTGGGTCCTTGGCCTCGCCGAGCTTGGACTCGGCGTCCCGCAGACGAGTGCGGTAGTTCGCGGCTTCGCCGCGAACCTTGGCCAGCTCCTTGCGCGCCCACTCGGGGAGGGCGTCTTCGCCGGACGGCTCGGCCGTCTCGGTAGACACGGGCTGGTCGGCCGCCGAGGTCTGTTCCTGCTCGGGCGTGGTCGCCTCGGCCTGGGTGCTGGTCTCTTCGGTCACGGGTCACGCCTCCTGGGTCGTGTTCGTGGTCTGCCGCGCCTCCTGGGCTGCGGCTCGTTGCTTCTGGCGGATGAACCGGCGCCAGACGCTGATCGCGTCCTTGCCGGTGTGGCCCCTCGTGACCTTTGGCCACAGAGCCTCGTACTGCCGCGACAGCGCGGTCAACTCGCTCGACTGGTACTGATCCCGGTTCCAGACCGGCATCGCGTAGCAGTGGCAGTTGTCGTGATACTTGTCGCCGTCTGCAAAGGTGGCGGCCGACTCGCTCTTGTAGACCGGGCCTCGGCTGATGAGCATGGCGCACCATCCGCACGGGGTGCCGGTACGCGACAGCCGGATGTACCCGAGGGTTCGCCGGTCACGGCGCATGTGCGTCCAGTTCGAGGACCGGGCGCCGTTCATCGCCATCCGTGAGGCCGCGGCTGCCTGCCGGGCTCCTGCTTGCCGGTGTGCTTCCGCGCGAGCGGCATCGGCGGCCTTAGCTGACTGCTGGTCGTCGACCTCGGCGAGTCGCCTGTTCAGGTTCTGCGTGCCGAGGGCATCGAGCACCGTGCGGAGCTCCAATTCGGCCGCGCGCTCGATGCGCTCCTCTTCTTCCCGGAGCCCCTCCAGCTCCTCGACGAGGATCTTCTCCCAGTCGTCGTCACCGTCGTCGAGCTCCTGGTGCTCGTCCTTCTCCGTGGCCGCCGGGACGCCCTCCTCCACAGGGTGTGGATCTTTCCCGCGTGGTTGCGAGGCTTCCCCGGACTTGCCGGTCGCGCCCTCGTTCGCACGCGGGGTGGAGGGGCTGGAGGTGCCGGCCAGCACAGCGAACTCGCGGCGCAGATCGCCGAGCGTGACGTGCTCCGGTTCCGGGTGGTACGGGTCGGCGACCGTCGTACCGGTCTGAAGGGCGCGGGCGAGCCGAAAGTAGGCGCGGGCCAGATCCCGCGCTTGGCGCCTGCGGCCCATGACCAGAGAGATCGCCCGCCGCAGCCAGCCGCCTGCGGTGGCGGCCCGCAGATCGGCCGGCACGTCCGCCCAGAGGGTCAGCGCCTCGGCCGTGGTCTGCACGCCGATCTGCGTCAGGGCTACGTGGAAGGCCGCCGCCACCTCGTCCGTCTCGGCCTGCCTGGCGGGGCGCGTCACGCCGCAGCCTTCTCGATGGGCGCCGCGTCCTCGGGGGTGGCACGGTTGAGGGCACCCGCGAGCTGCCCCACCGAGTCGTCGTCCTCGCGCATCTGCTCCCAGTCCTCCAGCTCGGTTTGCGTGACGCCCGGGACGCGCCGCCACAGGCCGCGTTCGGGGATGCCGAGTTGAGTACGGAGCTTGCCGAGGGCGTCTGCGGACTGGGCGAGACTGCGCGACTCCATGTCGCGCCAGACGACCTCGCCGCGGAAGTCCTCGGCGGAGGATGCGTTGCCGGCCAGTTCGCCCGCGAGTCTGAAGACCCTCTCCCAGGACTCTCCGAAGCCCGTGCGGACCTCGGAGATCATCCGGCTGAGGGAGACTTCTGCGGCTTGAAGGGCCTCCGCTGACAGGTTGGCGATCTGTCCCAGGATCGTCTGCGGGGGCACCTGGGCAAGGGCGCTGAGGTGCCGGATGCTCATTTCGATGCTGTCGATGAAGCCCCCGAGCGGGGTTTCGTCAAGTGAGCCGAACTTGACGTCGGGGTCCTCGGCGAAGAGGAAGCGGCGGCTGTTGTGGTTGATCCTCACCGGGATCGGGTTGCCCTGGGCGTCGAGCACCGGCTCGCCCGTTTCCGGGTCGCGCTGGACCGGCGGGGCCATGCCCGTGACCGTCCGTACCTTCGTGCTGCCGTAGGACTGGGCGAGCAAGAGGTCGAACACCGTCTGGTTGATGCGGTCCTGGACACAGATCATCGGCTCGATGACGCCGAGGGTTCTTCCCTCCAGGTCGACCCAGGCGGCGAAGCGCGTGACCGGGCACTCCGAGGAACCGTGAAGAGTGCCGCCCTGGAGGCGCACCGACTTCTCATCGCTCAGCGACCGGAAGGTGACCACGTACTCCCGCTTGGCATCCCACAGCCGGGCGGTGCCCGGCTGGTCGCCCTGCGGCCACGTCGTCACGGTCAATGCCGCATGGGGTGTGTGGTCGTTCGCCGGGTCCTCATAGAGAGCGCTGGTCTTGAGGGCGGAAAGCCCCCTGGTGATTACGTCGCCGGAGCGGCCTCGCTCCGTCATGGTGAACGCGTGCCCGTACGTCAGCGCGCCCCGGTAGACGGCGGCCTGGCGGCCGTCGAGACGGGACCTCTGCCAGTGCTCCCACTCGGGAGTCTCTGAGTCAGGCTCGGACGTAGCGGAGGTTCCCGAACCTGGACGATAGCCGTCCACGTAGAGGGCCTGGGCCGGGGTCGAGACAAGCAGGGGCATCCAGTTCGACACCGCGCGCCGCGCCAGCAGCCTGTACTCGTCATCGGCCTGGGGCGGCATGTAGGGGTCCGAGTGCCGACCGTGAAGGTAGTCATCGATGCGACGCAGACGGTCGCCGTCTCGATGCAGGATGGCCAGGAGTTCTTGTGCGAGCGCGAGGGGCGAGGCAGCGAAGACCACAACATCACCGCCTCAGATAAACTATGTCAATCGATCAAAGGAAATAGCCCCGCCCGGTACGCGTACGGGTCTTCCGGCCTCGGGCTCGGAGATCGAAAAGGGCTTCGTGGGCAAGCATCAAAGCCGCGTAGGCGTCGACCTTTCGCGGAGACTCGCGTGATTCCTTGCCAAAGCTCAGGCCGTAATTGTTGGTACGACGTCGCGCATTCAAAACATGGCGGCGCAACTTTCGGTCGCCGTCGTGGACGATTTTCCGGTCGAGGATTGAACGGAGTAGCCGCTCGTGCGCCATGGTCGACGCCTTCAGGCTGGTCCTCATGTCCCAGCCGATTGAGTCCTTTCCCGGAGCCTTGACGGCCAGACCCTCGCCGTACGTCGCGGACCACTCAGAGATGTACGACTCCCAGAGAGCCACGTCCGCGTAGAAGCCCTGCACGCTGAAGGTGGAGAACGCCTCGTGCACTGCGCTGTCCACCCGGTCACGCGGGACTTCCCACTCCTTGCTGGCCGGGCCGTCCGGCTTCTCCCAAAGGCCCAGCACGCAGGCGAATCCATCGCTGACGCGGAGTGCGCACAAAGCAGTCGAGTCATCGCGGAGGCCGCCGTCGAAGCCCAACACGATTTCGTCACCGGGCTGGAGGACCTTCGAGTCGTCACGCAGGACGTCCCAGTCGGCTGGGCTGTACACCGCATCTTCGGACGCCACGATCTGGTTCAGCCACATCCGGCGCGAGCGCGACGGCGCGATGGTCGTGTCCAGGATGGACTGGAGGATCGTCTCGACCCTCAGCCACACCGCGTCACCGCGAATCCGCGGCAGGACGATCCGAACTGCCTCGGGAGTCAACGGTGTTGCCGGATGGGCCTCGATGCTGTCGTACATGAAGCCGACGTCCGCAGCGCGGCCTTCGAGGATCTTCTCGTATGCCTCGCGCATCTTCTCCGCGACGGAATCCTCGCCGGGGAGGTAGGCGTTTGTGATCGCCAGGTAGCGCGAGTCCTTCTTCGTCGCGTTGCCGTCGATCGTCTCGTACATGCGGTCGCCGTTGTTGCCGGTCACCCAGTGGTGCGTCTCGTTGAGCACCGTGAACGTGACTCGGCCACCCTCAAGCGCGCGGAACGACGATGTGACCGCTTCGAGCCTCTGCCGGCCACCATTCGCGCGGATCAACTCGGCCCCGGCCTTGATGCCGTACGTCTCGATGAGCTTGTCCGACATCAGCGACGGCATCAGTGTCATCGTGTTGCGCGTCTGGTCGCGACTGACGGCCGCGATCTGGACCCAAGCCTGGGGGTGCGGAACGCCGACCGGCTGACCGTCCTTACCCCAGTGCGAGAAGCGGGAGGGGCCGACGAACTCGACCAGGGAAATGACCGCGAGGAGCGGGTCCTTGCCCTAAGCCCCAGCCCTTCAGGCGTTGGAGGACTCCCTTGCGGTGGATGAAGCGGCCGTTCTCATCGACCGCGTACCACCACAGAACGAAGCGGAGCTGCTCGCGCGTGAAGCGCCAGGGACCACTGTCCTCGGCTCTGAGGAACTCGGCGCACCAACCGGCGATCTGCCAACCGAGCGTGCGCTCGGGGAGCTTCCAGGAGCCGTCCGGCTCCTTCGTCCATGTTGGGCCCAGGAACGACGGTTCAAGGGCCTCGATCTCTACTGCTGTGAGGGCTGGAATGGGACTCACCTCCTCCCCGAAGTCGGGCCGCCGGGAGAGCGGCTCACCTCACTCGGCGAGCCCCAGTTCCTTCCGGTAGTCGGCGATGGCGAGCACAGCCGCGGACTGCTCCTCGGGCTCAGGCTCATGCAGCTCGATACGCACGCGGCGGCGGTCGCCCTCGGTGACGAGGAGGCGCTCGAAGGCGGAGTAGATCGTCTGAAGCATCTGGCCGCTTCGCTTGCCGGCCTTCTTGTAATACGACAGGTCTTCGCACAGTGAGTAGGCGAAGGCCCAGTCGCTGTTCTGGTAGAAGTCCGACTGGCCCGAGGACTTCAGGGCGTCCCAGAGGCGCTTGGCGATGGGGTGCCAGTTCCGGTCGGCATTCGGGACTTTCACGTCGCGCATGAGGCCCTTGGTCACGGCCTGGACGTCGGCTCCCTTTCGGGAGCGTGGGCGGGCGAGATCCGCCTCGCGGTTTGGTACGGGGCCCGGGATCTCACACCTCCACAGTCAGAAGGCCCCCGAGGGAAGGGGGGTCCTCGGGGGCCGGCGCGGCTCAACAGGCATGGGCCTGGAGCTCTGCGCGGTCAAAGCAGGCCCGGGTGTCTTTCTGTCCGGCGGAACCTGCGTCTGGCATGTCGGCGCGCGGCAGCTTGAGCCGCAGCCCCTTCACGCGAGCTCTTGACCCGGTGATGCCACCCGCAAAGGGATGTCAGGTTGGCCTCTCGATGGTCGTCACCGGGTTGTATGTGGTCGACATCCGTTGCGAGCTCGGAACATCGCACGCCGTACTGATCTCTGGCTGTGCACCTATGTCCGTCGCGCCGGAGGATGCGAATCCTGATCTGGGGCCAATTCGCTGGAAGTCGGGCCCTTCGGTCTGAGGTAGACCAAGCCATAAGCCCTCCAATCGCTGACCAAAAAGCCGGTGGTTGCAGCGGCGGAAAGGGATTGGAGACTTCATTCTGTGGGCCCCGGAGGGGCCCAATTAAGAAAGCGGAAATCCTTAGCGGCAGCGCCTTCTACTTATATATACGGAGAAGGCGGAGCGATCCGGAAAGACTCCTCGATGTGACGCCGGTCACGCAGGGGGCGTCTCCCGGGCCCTAGGTTCAAGTCTTGCAAACGAGTGACACTATGTCGTACGTTGCGCAGGACAGAACGTAAACGGCCCCGGGTCACAGGTGCGCGAACACCTACCCGGGGCCGTCCACCGAGAGGGGTTGGCTCTCGATGCGAGTGCATCGTAACCGGCACGACCGCGCCTTCGTGGTCGTGCCCAACGCCGCAGCCAGACACGAGCGGTTGTCGCTCACCGCCGTGGGCCTTCTGGTCCGGCTGCTGTCCATGCCGGACGGCGCCAAGGCCACAATCGACACCGTCACGGAGCAGGTCTCCGAAGGTCGCCGAGCCGTGGCCAAGGCATTCAGCGCCCTGGAGGACGCGGGCTATCTGCGCCGGGAGCGCGGCCAGGACCCCGAGACGGGCCTGTGGGGCACGCAGACCCACGTCTCCGACCTGCCGATGAACCGCATTCCGACGGTCGGTGCACCGAGGCATCGGAACGTCGGCGATCTCCCCAAGGGGGATAAGAACCAGGAAAAGAACCTCCTCCCCGACCCCTCCACCGAGGCCCAGGCCGAGAAGGCTCCCAAGGCCGACGCGGAGGAGGATGAAGCCTCCGGCGAGAAGAACGCCCAGACCGCCCCGGCTGACGCCGAGACCGGCCGGGCAGCTACAACCCTCGCCCACCTCGGCGCCATCGACAGCCGCCTCAAGCTCAGCACGAACGAGGTACTCCGCCTCGCGCCCCTTGCCGCCGAGTGGCTCGCCGAGGGCCACAGCACCATGAAGATCACCGCCGTCCTCAGCGCGCGCCTCCCCGAACGAGTCGACTCCGCTGCGGCCCTGGTCGCCTACCGCCTGCGCAACCAGATGCCGGCCAAGCCCACGCCCAAGGCACCCCCGGCGCCGGACACACGCGACCGCTGCGACGTCTGCCGAGCCCCCTTCCCCCAGGGCCGCCAAGGCGACCTCTGCGGAGCCTGCCGAGAAGAACTCGACCGAGCCGCCGCCTTCCTCGCCGCCGACCCGGAGTTGCCAACCACCGAGCCCGCCCAGACGGACACCCCTGCCAGCCGAGGCCGTGCTCTGTGCCGCGCCGTCCTGGCTGCCTGACCGCCGCCGTGCTACCGAAGGGAACCCACATGCTCATGCCCTGGTACGCCCGCGTGGTCTTCACCGCTGGCCGCCCGTTCGTCCTCATCGCCGCCCTGGTCATGTCCGTGCCGGGCGAGGTCCGGATGGCAGAACTGGCAGGCTGGCACGGATGGTTCACCTGGCTCATGCCGGTGTGCGTCTCCGCCTACGCCGCCTGCGCTGCGGTCATTTCCGAGGTGCGCCGCCGTGCCGATTTGCCCGGCCGCGTCACTGCCACCATTGGCGCCGGCATGGCGCTCGGCCTGGCACTGGCAGCACAGGTTGTGGCACACCTGATCGACCGTGGATACATGGTGAGCTCTGCCGTGCTCGTTGCCGTCGTGTCAGCCGTGCCTCCGCTCGTCGTGGCGCACATGCTCCACATGGCAGCCACCCCGGGCGCCGAGATCACGGCCGCCCAGAAGATGCGTGATCTGGAAGCGACGGCCGAGTACCTGGCCGGTGAACTGACAGACGCCCTCGACCTGGCAGGTCGCTGCCTCGTGTCCAAGAGTCACGGCATCGTGAACGAGTACGAGGAGCTGGCCGAGGCCGCCGGGGAGCTGGCAGACGGATGCGACGGGCTGACAGAAGAGATTGACGACGAGTTGGCGGAAGCCGAGCAGGCAGAAGGCAAGCCGCGCCTCGGCGGCGTTCGTCAGGGTGGTCGCGGCCGGAAGGCAGTGCCGCTGACTGTCGTGAAGGAAACCGTCGCGGCGATGAAGGCCGAGGGCGCCAAGGTGTCCGGGCCGACGCTGGCAGAGCGTCTGGGCTGCTCGGTCCGGTCTGGGTATCGGTACCTCGGCGAAGTCCGGCCCGCGTAGGCAGGACCCGACTCTCGCGCCGACTCTCTCTCTGGGCAGGGCGGCGCGAGAGTCCTCGTCGGCTAGCCGGATGGCGCTGAGCTATCGCCATCGCCGGAATGGATCATTCCGCATGCGTGGCAGAATCGCAGTCATGAATGCGAACGACTGGAAGCTGAGTGTGACGGGGGACAACTGCCCGGAGTGGTGTTCCGCGGACCACGCCGATGAGGACCCGGAGCACGACTCGGTCTTCCACGAGTCTGCCCCTGTCGCCGTCGAGTTGCCCCCGCTGATCAACGGAGAACGCCTCCGCCTCGCGTTCGTCACCACCTCCAGCGAGGCATACCGGCTTCCGGGCGAAGGCCGCAGCCCCGCTCGGGTAGACCTCGGTACGGAGTCCGACCGGGAAGGCGCGGTACACGACTACGTCCCGGTCTCCTCCGCCGAGACGCTCGACAAGCTGATCACTGACCTCCGGCACGCCGTCAGCACGCTGGAGCAATGGCGGGACCGCCTGCCCGCCGCCGCCTGACGACGCATCGATTGCCGACTCGCGACGGCCCTCCTGGCGCGCATTCCTGTGCAGTTTCAGGGCCGCCGCGAACTGGCTCTTCGTGCCGTTGACCTGCGCTGACGCCAGGCGCGGTAGAGCGTGCGGGACCTTGGAACCGTGGCGCAATTCGAGCTGCTATGACAGGGCGGTCCGCGCGCGTGTGTACCGGGGGTCATCCCCCACCCCTGCGCCGGGGGGTCGCGCACGTACGCGTATGCCTGCACCACGCACACCCCCGCACCCCCCAAGGCAGTACCCCAGAACGCCCACCAAACAGCCTCTGACCTGCGCTTTCGAGTCAGGGTTTGCAAGAGTTGAACCGGATGGGCTAGCTTTCTGCCTGTCGCCGCAACGGGACGCCAGCCGCAAGGCAGGCAGACCAGAGCGGGGGCGGTCGCTCGAAGCGATTGCAAGAGTTGAACCAACGGCTTGGACTCGCTAGAGTCGGAGCCAACGCCACACCAACCACTGAGAACGGGCCGCATGAGCGGCGCCGCCGGATGGCGGGGGAGGCGGAAGGTTCAGCCGCGATTGATAGAGTTGAACCGAACGGCGAAGATCCGCTAGGGTCGGAGCCACAGCCGCCCGGTCCACCGGGCAGGCACTCGAACTCCCTGCCTGTTGGCCTACATGCCGCAGCGCGGGCAGCACGACCGCCGTCCCGATACCGCCGTGAGGCAGGCGTCGGGGGTGAAGGAAGGGCGACCACGGCCCGAAAGAGAGCGCGAACGTAGGTAGGGCATCCTGCCGCTTGATGGGAGCGCGATCGGACGGCACCGAGAACCCCTTCGGGTACAGCCACCCAGGTGTAAGGAACGCTGCCCGTACCGGTCTATCCAGCCGGTAGCAGTCGGGCGCCGCATTCAACTGGCTCAACTCGCTGTGCCGTCCCATGGGATGCCCTGTGGTGCGGTGGACAGGAGGTCAGGTGGATCGGTCGGCAGGAATGTGACTGGCGTGTGTCAGGGCTCACCGTCCATCGGACGGCCGGAAACGGATCGGGAACCTCGAAAACGAGGTGAACGGAACGCGGTACGGCGCGAGGGTGGACGGTGAGACGAGGTACGAGCGAGCCTCACCCATCAATCGCTCACGTTGAACATTCGGCCCGCGAGGGCCGAGCCTCCCGGACGCCACAGGGCGTAGGTGCAAAGCCGCCGGGAGGCGCCATGATCGCGAAGCGTATGTAATAGTTGAACTGCGCTCCTGGTCGTGTTCTACCGGCTCGCCATCTGGCGGGGCGGCCTGCAAGGCGGGCGGTGCCCGCCGCAACCCGAAGGAGAAACATGAACATCGCTACGCAGGGTGTGTCCCTGGCGAAGGCGTCGGACCTGACGGCCGGCCTGTCCGTGGATGCCCAGCTCCAGAACCTCCAGGAGCGCGTCTGGATGCTGGCGCGAGAGCTCGACGCGGTGAACGCGGAGCTTGCTGTCCGTAGGGACATCGAATTGGAGCTGGTCCGCTTTTCGTTCGAAACGGCGGTCGAGAACGAGGTGTTGCGCGACACGGTGGAGGTGCTGTCGGTGAGCCTCGGCCTGGAGCTCGGGCTGACGCTGCACGCCTGACGTCCGTCCGTTTGTAATAGTGTATCTAGCCGTAAGGATGCTCATGCAACACGGACTCGACGCACCATCCGACGAGACGCTGGCGACCTACGCCGCCCGGCTCGAAGACGACTGCTACGCCTGGCCCTCGTGGTACACCGGCCGGTTCTCCGTAGACGACCTGCCCACCCACGTGGAGATGTTCACGTGGAACGACGACAGAGCGGGCTGGATCGGGGACAAGAGCAACTTCGAGGTTGCTCGTGACGCCATCCGCACCGCCGCCGACGAAGGCCGCGAAGACACGAGCGTTTCCGACGAGCACGTCTACGAGTGCGGGGGAGGGTCGAGCGCCTGGGACACGGCCCAGCTCTTCGTCCAGGTCTACGAGCAGATCTGTCCCCTCGACTGCCTCGGCACTCACACCGAGGACTGCAAGCCGGATTGCGACCCGTACGAGGACGAGTGCTACGGCGCCGAGTGTGAAGGCGACTGCCACGGGCGCCGCACGTACACCGCAGCGTTCCATGAGGCCGTTGCCCTGGCGGAGTTCGTCAAGAACGATCACCCGTTCCTCGACGAGGACGACTACTACGACCAGCGTCGCGAGGTGTTCGAGAAGAACCTCGATGAGGCCCTCGAAGACGTCGCGCTGCACTACCCGTACGACACCGACGCCGACCACCAGAGCATCGTCGAGCACGCCTCCGAGCGGCTCTGGGACCTGTCCGACAACGAGCCGGACGGCTACGCGGACTGGGACGACGTCCGCGACGCGTACGACTACGGCCGCGGTGAGCACTTCCTGAATCTCGGGCGCGAGTTCATGCGCAACGAGATTCCCGGTCAGCTCGCCCTCATGCCGGCCTGACCCTTCCCCCCTGAACCGCCACCCCTCCCTGCCTTCCCCTCTCGGGGAGGGGTGGCTCGTCATGCGAATGCGAGGACACATGCGTACCGCCACCCGTCCCTACGAGGTGCGTGTCTGGAACGAGATCGCCGACTTGCTTGGCCTGTGGGAAGTCCAGCAGGACCAAGACGGCCAGTTCGTCGTCACCCACGACCACCGCGAGGAGACCCGCTTCGAGACCGAGGGCGACGCCTTGTCGTTCGCCCGGCTCGGCGCCGAGGCCCTCGTCGAAACTTCCCGCCGCGACTGCCCGTGCGAGGACGACCCCGAATGCGGCGTCTGGGAGCCCCACGGCATTTCGGCCCAAGAGGTCGAGGGAGAGCTCTCCCTGATCACCCCGCCCCTGCTCTGCCTGTAGACACCCACCACCAGGAGCAACACATCATGCGTGCCTTCAAGCGTCTCGACACGGTCTTCGCGACCACCAAGTCTCTGCTCAGCCACATGCCGGCCGTCTGGTCACGGCTGAGCTGCGCCCTGAATCCGTGGGGTGCCCTTCGGGCGGAGCGGGAGGCAACGGTTCTCTATCTGACGTATGCCGCCGACACGGTCGACATCATCGAGACGCGACTCGATCAGTACCGAGATGCGGCCTGCGAGTTCGCCTCCCTGTTCAACGACGGCATGTTGGCGAGTCATGTCGCGGAGCGCTTCACCTGCTCAGAGGCAGAGGGGATCGCCAAGTTCTTCCGCGCTGTAGAGCACCCCGACGTCGCCGATCTCTGGCTGGAGTGCCACGCCGAGGGCGACGACGACGAAGACGACCTGCACTACCAGGGTGAGCGGTCCGAGCCTGTCGAGCTCGTTCTCGCATCCTGAGCCGGAAGAGAGCCTCACATGTCCGAGTGTGACTTCTGCTGCCTGCCCGGCGCCCGCTGGCTGTACATCCCCCAGGACCGCGCCACCGTCGCCCTGATGTCCGACAACGGCGTGGTAACCCCGCTCCCGAACGACGGCCGATGGCGTGCGTGCGACCTGTGCTCCGACCTCGTCGACACCGACGACATGGAACGCCTGGTCTCCCGCTCCCTGATCACTCTGCGCATCCTCGGCGCACCCGTCCCAGATGGCGGCTTGGAGCTTGAGCACATGGCCATGGTCGTCATGGCCAACTTCGCCACCGTGCTCGCCGGTCGACCCACCAAATCCCCTTTCTAATCCGCGAGTTCACCCGCAACAACGTTGGAGCGTCACATGAAGTACCCCCGCACGCCAGAGGCAGAGAAGGCTGCCCGCGAGGTCGTCAACCGTTACGTCCGTCAGGGCGACATGCGCCGGGCCGACGCCAACCGGATCATGCGCGACGGCCTGCCGATCATCCTGAACGGCTTCGCCGAGGCCCGCATCAAGGGCAAGCCCGAGGCCGCCATCACCGCCGACCTTGAAGCCGCTCTCGCCGAGGCCAAGCAGCGTCAGGCCACAGCCAGGACCGCCACCCGACGCCACATGGCGCTGCTGGACCTGTCCACCGCAGAGTTCGCCATCGCGGCATGGGAGGGCGTACGCCGCGACCTCGCCAACCACCTCGCCGCCCACTCCTGACCGACGCAAAGGCGAAACCTCCGAAAGGAGGTCGGCGGGAGGCGGTCCCTCCCCCCTGACGATGCCAGCCCGCATCGCTCGCAAGGAGTAACACCATGACGCGAATCGGCCCAGTGGCCCTCGACGCCCTGATGGTCGTCGCCCTCACCAGCGCCTTCTGGGTCCTCGTCGGTGAGGACCCAAGCACCGCGCAGTTCGCGGCTTCGACTGTCGGCGCGTTCCTCGTCCTGGAGGCGGTCCGGTCGCTGCGTCAGTACGTCGACCGTCGCACCGACGAGCGCTAATTCGTCCCGTCGCCGGGCCGGACGAACGGTCCGGCTGCCCCAGATCCTCAGCAAGGAGCAACATGCCCACCCTGTCCACTGCCATCCGGCCGACCGTCTGGATCGGCTGCCTTGCCTGCTACAACGCCGGTCGCCTGACCGGGGATTGGTACGACGCTGACATAGCGAACCTCGTCACCCCCGAAGACCTTCACGGTCGGCCGACCCTCCACGAGGAGCTGTGGGTCATGGACCACGAGGACTTCTGCGGCGCGCTGGAGGGCGAGTGCTCGCCGTCCGAGGCGGCCGAGATAGCCGAAGCCCTTAGCGAGCTCACCCATGATGAGGCCGCCGCCTTCTCCGTCTGGGTGCGGGAGTGGGGCGAGTCCGGCGACCGCTCAGGGTGGGTCGACCGCTTCCGCAGCGAGTACCGCGGATTCCACGACAGCGAAGGGCACTTCGCCCAGGAGTGGGCCGAGGAAACCTCCGAGCCGGAGAACCGGGCCCGCATGTCGGTCTGGCCCTTCAACGCGATCGACTGGGACTACGCCGCCCAGGAACTGTTCAGCGGCGGCTTCCATGCCGAGGAAGTGCTCGGCGGCGTCCACGTCTTTTGCCCGCGATGAACACCGAAGCCTGTGTCGAGTGCGGGGACGTGCCCGAGCTGCTCGACGAAGACCTGACCTGCGGATTCTGCCGCATCAGCCTTTACCTGAAGGACTCCTTGATGAACATGACCGTGAAGTTCCCCGTCGAGACCGTCACGCATGGTGAGATCGAGATCGACATCGACGTGCCCGAGGAGTTCCTCGACGAGGACGGCGAGCTTCGCGACGAGGACGGTCTTCGCGACTGGCTCAACGACAACGAGCACGAGTGGTACGAGCTGGACCCCGTCTTCGAGGAGATCCAGTCGAAGGAAGTCATCGAGATCGCCAACGCCTTCTGATGACGAACATCCCCATGACCGACCGGATCAAGCACCTCGTCAACGAACTGGACGAGGCAGTCAAGACCATGCGCCAAGAGCCCGAGGACGGCCGCACCTGGTCCTGGGAAGACGAGCACGTCGCGGGACTGAACCTCGCCGATGCTGCCGAGGCCCTGATCCTCGCGCTCCCCGCCGCCATCTGGCCGCCCTCCTGGTTCAAGGAGGAGCCCGAGCAGGCCCGTCCCCTCACCCCCTACGAGAAGCAACTCGTCGACGAGCTGCTCGAACAGCTCGGTTCCTGACCACACCACCACGTTCACGGCGCCCGCCCCTGCGCGGGCGCCGACCGAAGGATGCCCATGAGCGTCATGCAGTGCCGCGAGTGCGACCTCGCCCCGTACGCCGTCCGTCCCGACGCCCACTTCGCGTGCGACGAGTGCGGCCACCGGCTCGACAGCCGCGACTTCTACCTCGACCCGGATGAGGTCTGGTCCGTGGACGAGACCGGGACCGTGCACGTCTTCCTCACCCCGGCCGCCTGCCTCAAGTGGCTCGACGACATCGCCGACCTGCACACGGGGGACTGGGCTACGGCTCAGCAGGCGCTCTGGCAGTACCGCCGCGCCACCGCCGGGCTCGTCGAGTCCCTCCGTGCCGGCCTGCCCCTCCCCGCCTGAACCACCCCAAGGAAATCGACCATGAACTACGACGCCACGTATGCATTCCCCGAGGGCGACCTGTACGTCACCATCCTCCCGGCAGTCACCAAGCAGGAGCGATGGGGCGACCAGGACCTGACGCTTCCCGAAGCCCGTATCGGGATCAGCTCCTCGCGCGACGAGAACCACGAACCGGGCTACGTGAAGATCCGCGGACGCGCGTACCGCGTCGCTTCCCGTCGCGAGCGGGCGCACGTCCGACGCGAGGCTCTGCTCCGTCGCAACGACCCGGACGCGTCTCTGTGGACCTACCAGAGCCCCCTTCGGCGCTGGGAGTTCACCAACGACCGCGACCAAGAACTCTCCCACGGCACCGCCGCGAGGGAGCGACTCAGCGCCATGGTCAGGGAGGCCGCCGACCGCTTCGAGGCCGAGCATCCGGGATGGAAGCTCATCAGCGAGCGCCTGGAGCTGGAGGACGATCTACGCAGCGCCGAGGTCGGCGTGGCCATAGCCCGCGACGACCTCGCGAAGGCCGAGGCCCGCGTCGCCTACGTGGCCGATCGTCTCGCGGCCCTCTCTGCCTAGGCCCGCCGTGACCACCCTGACCCCACCCACCAACGTCGTGCGCTGCGTCAAGTGCATTGGCCCCATACGCCACATCGACCGCAAGCCCTACGAGTGCGCCGACTGCGGCCGAAATGTCTCCATGGCTGACGGCCTGATACGAGTCGGCTACCACTGGGAGATCGTCAACGACTGGCTCACCAGCGTCGAGACTGTGGACGTGGACTGATGTCTCTCACCCGCCTCGACACAGCCGGAGCGCTCGGCACCCCCGAACAGCTAGACCTCAGTGGCAAGACGCCCGAAGAGCTGGAAGAGATCGCCGCACCCTGGCCGGTCCACTGGCTCTTCCCGCCAAAGCCGGGAGACCCCGATCGCGTCATCAACCTATTTGCGGGCCCCGGGGGTTGGGACGTGGGTGTGCGCGACGTACTCCAACACGACCTCGACACCGTCGGCGTCGAAATGCACAAGGATGCCTCAGCCACCGCCCGCGCGGCAGGGTTCCGGCGGATCGTCGCCGACGTCCGCTCCCTCGACCCGAAACACCCCGCGCTGCGCTGGGTCCGTGGGCTGATCGTCTCGGCCCCGTGCCAGTGCTGGACCCCGGCCGGCAAGAGGGCCGGGCAGGACCCGCGGAATCAGGACCTGCTGCTCGACGTGTTCACCGCAGCCTTCGAGGCGACGTTCGGGCACTGGCATGACAGCGCTGAATGTGGCCCCTGCGATGAAGCCGACATCTGCCTGATCTGTAGCGACCCCGACTGGGACGGCTACTCCGGCTTCACCGGGCCCCTGCTCACCCTCGACGAAGTGCGGGCCCCGATTGCCGAGATGACCGACGAGCGGATCGGCCTGCTCGCGGAGGTGCTGATCTGGGCTCTCACCCTGACCGCCCGGTGGGACAACCTCCGCTGGCTGGCCATGGAGCAGAGCTCGGCCTTGCCAGAGAACATCCTCGACGGAATACGTGAGGAACTCTGGTCGGCGGACTGGTGCAGCGCGGAGTATCGCGTCCTGGACGCCGTGGACTACGGCCTCGCCTCACGTCGCAAGCGTGTCTTTCTCATGGCCGCCCGCCACTCCTACGTCGACATGAGCGCCCTCACCCCCAAGACCCCCCTCCCGACCACGACCGCTGCCGAGGCCCTCGACTGGCCCGCCGGCATCCGTGTCAACACCCGGGGCGTCAGGCGGACGGCCGGAGGGAACTGCTGGAGCGCGGACAAGGCCGCCACAGGCATCACCTCGAAGATCCGCGGGTGGTACTGGGAGCACGACAAGGACAGGAAGTTCAGCCTCGACGAGGCCGCGCTCCTGGTCGGCTTCCGCCCCGGCTATCCGTGGACCGGCTCCCGGTCGAGCTGCACACAGCAGATCGGCGACGTGGTCGCTCCTCCGATGGGCGCCGTCGTGATTGGCAGCCTCCTGTCCCAGCACTGGGAGGACCAGCTCCGGCAGTACCTCGCCGAGATCTACAACCACGAACCCGTACGGCCTGAGCACGCGCTCGCGGCCTGATCACCGAAGAGAGAACATGCGCGCCAACCTCCTGCTGATGCACTACGCCCGTAGCCCCCTCGACTGCCCCGCCTGCGAAGCCGACCGGCTCACATCGATGGCTGACGCCCGCATAGCCATCTGCGTCGCTTCCGGTGTGGCGATCGAGGACATCGATCCCGCCACCGGATACAACCACTCCCGCGCCGCGTACGACCGTGCCCGTGCCTCCTGGATCGATGTGATCCGCCAGCACGGTGCGAGCGAGTTCCACGAAGTCCGCGACATCGCATGGGCCCGTGGACTGTGGGCCGAGAAGCGCCCCGAGTTCGTCGAGGGCGACGACTGGCTGACCGAAGCACTCGATGCGCACAAGGAGTTCATCGCCTCCCTCGGCCACCCCTGCCGCCGGACCTCCTGCCTTGTCCACTTCCCCGCCCCGACCCTCTGATCTGCAAAGACCAACATGGACAACATCATCGCGACCACGACCGACAACCGCTTCCGCGTGCGCCTGGTCCCCGACGAGTACGCCCGAAACCCGCGCGAGGACTTCGACCACCTGGCTCACGTGATCACCATCGACACCCACCTGGGCCAGTACGCCCACATCGACAAGGACGGCGGGCCGTTCGCCGAAGCCTGGGACCGCGTGAGCTGGAACCGGTGGAGGGGTGTCGCGATCTTCACCCGTTGGGCCCGCATCTTCCACGGCGCCATCGTCATCGAGTCGCGGCCGGCACGCGGCCCCGTCTCCCTGTGGTACCTGCTGCGTGAGGACGCCGAAGACCTCGGGATGCTGCCCGAGGCATACCTCGACGCCGAGCGCACCGAGTACGAGGCGTGGGCCGAGGGCGACGTGTACGGCTACATCGTCGAAGAGGCCGTCGACTGGCTGCGGGCGGACGCGGACGACACCATGTCCACCTGGGAAGAAGTCGACTCCTGCTGGGGGCACTACGGCTATGGCTGGGCCGCCGCCCAGGCCCGCGCCGCACTCGAAGCCCATACGAGCAAGACGATGCTCGCCGCGTAATTCAGACCCCATTGATAGAGTTTACCTAGGAGTGACATGACTGCCAGTGCCACCACCAACTCGACCGGCTCGGAGCCGAGCCCGCGGATGCGGAAGGTCGCGGACGTGAAAGCCGGCCAGCGCGTCAAGGCCACCGGCAAGGACACCAGGGGGTACACCGTGACCCGGGCCGGCCGCCTTCTGGCCGCGCCCAAGCGCGTGATGGCCCAGGACTGGGACAAGCGCATCAAGAAGTGGCGCCTGCATATCTCCGACGAGCCTGGCGCCATGCCCGCCCACCGCAACTCCCTGTCGCTTCCCATGGGCGCTGAAGTCGAGCTGCTCCCCGAAGCATGAGGCACCAGCTCCGTAAGCGGCCCGAGCAGCGCCTCCAGTGTTTGCGCTGCCGGGCCGCCTTCATCGACGAAGCCTCCGCCAAGCGTTCGACATCCCCGTGCCCCGGCGAGCCGCTGGTGCACGGGTTCCTCGGGCAGCGTGAGCACATCGTCTACCCCACGTGGGCCAAGGACCGGTCATGCGAGGCGTGGGGCTGCCCCGACCCCGACCCATCCCACGCCTGGCACGGTCCGGACCCCTACTGCGACGAGAGCCCGTGTCCGACGTGCCTGCACGACTGCGACTGCGACGTGTGCGAGGGCCACGTCCGCGCGCCCGGCCTCTACCGCCTCATCGACAGCCGAGAAGGCTGACCACCCATCGGACAAGGAGTAACGGAATGACCAGCACGACCGCCAAGCACCAGGACTTCGCCGACTGGATCAACCGCAAGGCCGTCCATGCCGGCCACCCGGTGAACGTCCCCCGGGCCAGCGGCGCCGCCAAGGTTGCCGCGGCCGTGGGAACGACCCGCTCGTCCGTCGAGCGCATCCTCGCCGGGCACGGCATGCCCGCCTACCGGTTCTGGCCCCGGTGGGCCAAGGCCCTGAACGTCGAGTACATCGAGTTCGAGAGGCGGGCCAGCGCCGCCCTGAATGAGCGGGCGGAAGGCCCTACTGGCGAGCCGAGGCTCATCGGCCTGGCGGGCGCGGCCGGGGCAGGCAAGGACGAAGTGGGGCGCGCGCTCGCTGTAAAGGGCTGGAAGCGCAGGGCCTTCGCCGACAAGGTGAAGGACTTTCTCTACGTGATGAACCCGCTCCTCCCGGACGAGGAAGACAACGGCGCGTACTCGCTGGCGGCTGATGTCGACGCCTTCGGGTGGGACGAGGTGAAGAAATACCCGGGCGTCCGCGAGCTCCTCCAGCGGTGTGGCACAGAGGCCGGCCGCCACATCCTCGGCCCCGATGTGTGGGTGAACGCCCTCTTCCAGGGTGAGGGGGAGTGGGACGCGCCGGTCGTCATCACCGACGTGCGCTTCCCGAACGAGGCGCGGGCCATCAAGGACCGGGGCGGCCTCGTAGTCGAGGTGCGCCGCCCCAAGCAGATCCTGATCAATGGGGCGGACCACATCAGTGAGAACGCGTTGAAGGACTGGGACTTCGACGTCATCGTGCTCAACACGGGGACGATCGAGGATCTGCACAAGTCTGCGACGTGCCTCCTCCCCATCCGAATGTAAGAGTTGATCCGACGAGGCCATTGAGATAGTGTCACTGGTGTCGAAGGAGGAGAGCCCGTGACCAGCACGACGACATACCGCATCGGCCACCCGGTGGTCCTCGATGAACTGCCAGCCGGTACAGAGATACGCGACGCGGACGGGGACACCGGCACGAAGGTGCAAGACGGAGCCTGGAAGGTGATCGGCTTCCCGGTGGCACTGGACCCGGACTGGTTCAGATTCCCCGTCGAGGTCGTCAACCCGACCCCCGAGACAGCGTTGCTGGTAGCCGACTTCGCCGGCCTGCACCGGCTGCCCGACCTCATGGCCGAGCTCCGCAGCGTCGTCGCTGATATCCGAACGCTGCGCACGAGCCAGGAGGACAAGCTCGACGAGCTCCGCGACGAGAACGGCGACGTCCCCAGCGGCAACCTCCGGCGCTGGGACGAGCTCCGGTACGACATCCACGTGGAGCAGGACTCCGACAAGCTCGCAGCCGTTCTGCGCCGACTGGAGCAGCTCGTCGACACCGAGGGCAGCGAGTGAGGCTCACCCCCCGCAAGGAGGAGGTCGAGGTGGTGAAGGCGCTCTTGGAGGACCCCTCCTTCGAGAGCGCCGATCAGATGGCCAAGGCGCTGATCAAGGAGATCGCCGAAGTCCTCCAGATGCGCGACTGGATCGCGCTCGTCCACACCTGGAGTGACGGAAGCCGCGGGCTGAACTGGGCGCCATTCGGCAATGCCGCCGAAGCCGAAGCCTTCGCGAAGAAGGTCTCGATCGGAGGGTCCGGCCGACTGGTCAAGCTCCACAGCCCCGGGGTCATGCTCGCCAACGTCGGCGGCAAGAAGGGCTGGAAGGGCTACTGCCAGCATCCCGACTGCGGCCATGCCCCCTTCACCCACTCGGCAGCAAGCGCCGCACGGGGCGCTTGCCAGATACCCACCTGCCCGTGCGACCGATTCCGCAAGTAGAGCAAGGACACCGGACATGACCATCAGGGCCGTCAAGTTTGTGAGCTGCGAGTGCGGCCACGGCCGCGCCTACCAGGACGAGCACACCGCCGCTAAGGCACTCGGGAGAGCCCAGGCGAAGCGTGACCGAGTCGGAGAACGCAAAGGCCACCGTCGCGGCTTGTATCGGGAGAACCGGTACTACCAGTGCGAACACGGTCTTTTCCACCTGACCGCGCTGTCCCGCTCCGAGTACCTCGGAGCCGCCGCGTGAAGCACAGCGAGAAGGCGCTCGCGAACGGCTGGGGCTGGGTCCTCGGCGTCTCGGGCGAGGAGTGCCGGGTGTACTCGCGCCCCGCCCAGCAGGCTCCGGCGGAAGACCCGGCGGAGCTGCTCGGACGGGTCACGAAGCTCCTCGGCCTCGACGACCCGTCCCAGGTGCCGGCCGCCATCCGAACGCTCCAGGAAGACCGCAAGAAGGCCCTTGCCTCGGCGGCGACCGCCTGGAATGCCGTTCACGAGCTCACCCGGCGACCTTCCGGGGGTAAGGCGTGAGCCTGGGCGGGAGTAACCGGCTGCTGACGCCGGAAGAGGTGGCCGACTGGCTGAAGGTCAGCGAGATCACCGTCAAGAACAAGTACCGGACGTGGGGGATCAAGGCCCAAAAGGTCGGCCGCCTCCTGCGATTCCGCGAGCGCGACATCGTCGCCTACCTCGAAGACAACTACGGGTAACAGGCACAACGTTGCCTCGCCCCAGCATGAAAGGGGGCCACATGGCAACCGTCTTCCAGAAGTGCAAAGAAGACCCGCAGGACCGCAGCTACCCCTGCGAGAAGAACCGCTGCGGACACAAGTGGACCGTCCGATACCGCGAGCCCGGAGGGCGTACCGCTCGCCAGCGCGAAAAGACCTTCGCTAAGAAGACCGGCCCGGACGGAGCCGACGCCTTCGCCTCGAAGGTCGAGCACGACAAGGGCATGGGCATCTACCTCGACCCGCAGCGAGGAGCCATCACCCTCCGGGCATGGGCCAAAGACTGGCTCGACCGGCAGATCCTCGCCGAAGGCACCATGCGGAACTACGAGGGCTTCACGAAGAACCACCTCGTCCCCCACCTCGGCCGGAAGACGCTGGCCGGCCTTGCGAGAGCCGACTTCGAACGGTTCATCGCCGCCCTGCACCGCAAGGGCGAGGGCATGGCGGCCTCGACGATCAACGACCGCATGAAGTTCGTGACGGCGATGATCGAGTCCGCAGTCAAGGAGAAGCGAATAGCCGAGAACCCGGCGGTCGGCGTCAAGATCGCTCGGACGAGCTCGATCGCCGTGGACGAGGACGAGATCCCGACCCTCGAAGAAGTCGATCTCCTTGCGCATCACATCGCGCAGCAATACCGGCTGACGATCTACTTGATGTCGGGCGCCGGGCTGCGCCCGAGCGAAGCACTCGCCTTCGCGAGCGAGTGCCGGCGGACCGAGTTCATCAGGGTTCGTTGGCAGGTCAGCGCGAAGGCAAACGCAGGCGACTGCCGCACCACCTTCGTGCCGCTGAAGCATCGCGCCGAGGGCGAGTACCGCGACATTCCGATCGCCCTCTTCCTGGAGGAGGAGATCGACGCTCACGTTGAGCAGTGGGAGCCGATCCCGGTCACCTTCCAGAACAAGGCTGGCAAGGATAAGCAGCTCGAAGTCTTCTTCGCGCCCCGTGATCGCGGCAAGGGCACCATGCCGACCGCGTCCACGTTCGGATATCACTTCAAGAAAGCGTGCAAGGCCGCAGGGCTGGTGGACGCGAACGGCAAGCCGAAGTACACGCCGCACTCCTTGAGGCATTTCTTCGCCTCCACGGCCCTGGCGAATGGCATCCCCATCCACGAGGTCTCGCGCTGGCTGGGCCACAAGTCGATCAAGATCACGGCCGACGTGTACGGACACCTCGTCCCGGGGGCCTGGCACCGCTGCCGCGAGGTCATGCAGAACGCAATGCGGCCGGTACCGTTGGACGTGGAGAGCCCGGCCTCGAAGGAGGCCGAGGGCTACGGGACTGTCGCATGA